GTACGGATTCGATCCGTGGGACTTCGCGGCCGTTGTGGTCAGGGAGTCCCGAGCTCGGTGCGATGTGGTCGGGAAGCTCGGTGAACGAGGTCCGGGTCAAGTCCTGGCGAGGTACGTCGGGATGTCGAATGCCGAGGTGGCGACGCCGGAGGGTGGAGTCCGGGCGATGGCGATTGCCCTTGACCGCTGGCGCAGAGCTCGTCCGGAGGAGAACGCCTGGGCGTGCTACGCCTCAGGAAATATCTGCCGTGCCGGGTTCTCGTTGCGGGAGATGAAACGCATAAAGCGCCAGCTCAAGAGCGTCACGCTCACCGTCCCGATGCTGGTTGACACGTCAGGGCTCCACCTGTAGCGTGGCCTCACCCTTTGTCCTCCTTCAGCATCGGGTATGCCCCTGCTCCGCTTCGGTGGACAGGGGCATTTCGCTTTACATCTCGACGAACTCCAGCCACACAGCTTCCTCGAAGCCATGGGCGAAGTCGACCATAACCTCAGCCTCGGTCGGGACCATGATCAGGTCGTCGGCACACCCGCAGAATCGCACACACAGGTAGTCGTTCGCGTCCCTGTTCAAGTGCTCAACATCGAGGCGCTTGAAGATGTCCGCTTCTGGGTCGGTATGGTGGAATCGTAGCGACCACTCGGCGGCCATGTGGGAACCCTCGAACAGCGCCGTCGGCATGCGCACTGTCCAGGGTCCGAGTGGTAGGTTGAACGTGAGATCGGAGTCGCCGTCCAGAACGGCGGCGACGGAGCATTGCCCTTCTACTTCGTAGAACATACTGCCTCCTGCCCCCCCCCCTTGGTTTACCAAAGCGTGGCAGGATTTCAGAGCAATGGCAAGGGGTTACGGGTCCCAGACCTCGTCTCGCTCCAGCGGCGCGGTCCTGTCGAGCTTCTTCGACATGCCCGTTTCGTCGTCCCGTGCGCCGTCTCGCTTCTTGATCTGGATCACGTCCTTGCGGAGCGAGTTCAGCTTTCGCTCATGTTGCCTGAGCAGCCCTTTGATCCCTGGCTTGTTCACGCTCGTCGGGTCGCCGTTGATGCTGACCTTGATGGCCCGTTGCTCGGTGACGATATCGCTGACACGGTTGTCCACCTCGCCGAGCTTGGCGTTGTGGTCGTCCAGCTTCTCGAGGATGCGCTCGTCGGTGGACTTCTGCTCGTCGAGCGCTTCCGTGATGGGTGCGTTCTGGGCGTCACCGTTGTACGAGAGCACCGTCCCGGTCACAGCTGGCCCACCGAACAGCGCCGTCAGGAGGAGAGCGAGCACACGGCTATCGCGGAGGATGTCGAGGAACCCGACCGGGGACAACGGCCTCGGTGGTTGTGCGTTGGGGTCATTCGGCAACATGGGCATCGGGTTCGTGCCTCCGGTCTCTTCGTTGTCAGGCGGCGGGCTCATGTGAAGTCGTCCTCAGTCATCTCGGGCACGCCGTCAGGGAGTAGGCGCTCGCCTCGAATGTTCGGTGGTAGTCGCTGGTCGAGATGGGCTCGGATGCGTTGGCCAAATAGCACAGCCTTCGGGTGCGCTCCGGCTGGCACCTTCGACGGGGCACCGAGCCACGCGACAACGGTACCGTCTACTTCGACTCTCAGCAAGCGGCCCAGGTCATCTCGCCTTGCGAGGTTGCGGACCACGCGCACGATCGCACGTCGCAACGGGATGTCGTCGGGCATGTATTCGGTGATCGTTTCGTTGGTCACGACCCGGCTGCTGAAGACGACTTCGCGCTCGCTCATAGCATCCCCGCATGTTCGGTCGCCCAGATCCTGGTGACCCGTAGGGTACCGGTCGAGACCAGGACGACTTCAATCTGGGTGCATTCGTCATCGCTGATTGATGACCAGTCCCATGCGGCCGGCCCGACACCCGAGCCCACCGACAGCACCGGCTGACCCGCTGTGCCGAGACCCTTGTATTTGCCGAAGCCTGCGAGACCGGCTCCAGGCACGACGGTGCCAGCCGTCAGGGGTGGGCGAAGCTTGGCGTACAGGAACGCCTCGTCGGCTGCCGTCTTCCAAGCGGTGTAGCCGCCCGTGCTGCCGAAGCTGAAGAACGATTGCGAACCGCCGTCGAACCGGAACGCCTGGATGCGATTCGCCGAGCCGATCTGTGCGCCGATGGTGGCCTTGTTCGTGTCGGACGCGACGCGGGATCCCATGATGCGGATATTCGCATTCGAATAGGTATCCATGATGAACGCCACCCCGAGGACGTGGGGGCGCCTGATCGGGAACGGGAAGCGGACGTGGTCGAACGAGCCCGAGATGGTCAGGCCGTTGGCTGCCAGCACGGATGTGCCAGCAATGTCGGCGATGTCGCCATCCGCGACGAGACCCTTCAGGAAATTGGTATCGTTGACCGCGACGCCTTCGCCCCCTTTCGAGACGTACGGGTGGGGGCACGGGTGGCCGTAGATGTCGATGACGCCAGCTCGCTTCGGGGTGGCAATGCCCCAGGCGTCTCCAGGTGAGAGGCCGGGGAGCGCTGCCCAGAAGGCTCGCAAGGTGGCGTACTCAGTGAACGTGCCACCGATGCGAACCCAGACCGCTGCGCCCACCGAGGCGTCCACGCAAATGTACCCAGCTGGTGCAGTCGTGAACCACGTTGAGCCAACGCCGAAGTCCGAGTCGCTATCATCGTTGACGGTGGGGGCGACACCTTGCGAATACAGGGTCTTGATCACGCCGTACGTTCCGACACCCGTCTTCTCGACGATGCCGATGGCGCCGCTGATGTCGTCGTGCAGGACGTACTGTGGATGGTCGTCGGCATCGAGTCCGCCCAGCAAGCCATGGACGGACACGCCCCCAACGTTCGAGCGGGTGAGTCCGAGACGGACGATGCGCGCGTCGGTGCGCTGCCCAGCGCGAGTGATAATGCCGGAGCGCTGGGTGATGATTCTCGTCGTGCTCATGACTAGTGACCCTTCCAGACAGCGGCGCCAACGGATGCGTCGAGGCAAACAAACAGCTTCGGTGTGGCCGTGTTCGTCCATCGGCTGCCAACAGTGTAGCCCTTCGAGGAGTCGTCCGTCGAGCCGGGATCGCTCGTGGTCTCGTTGTCCTTGATGGCGCGGTACGTCTCCGACCCCGAGACGTCGCCGGTGCGCTCGACCCGACCCGTGGCTTCCGGGACGTCGTCGTGCAGGATGTACTGGGTATGATCATCGGCGCCGAGCAGCTGCATGGACGAGTGCAACGTCTCCTCGGTCTTGAGCGAGTCCGGTGGGATCGGGATGGGCGAGACCGACGGGCCGCCTTCACGGACGACCAGATCGTCATTCTCGATCTCGATGTGGATCCTCGTCATTGCAACGTCAGTCGGTTCTCGGCGCAGCCCGTGAAGTAGATCCGCTTGCGGGAGTCGGTTGGAGTCTCGACGGACATCTCCCAGGAGCATGCGTCCCATTCGTACGTGGCCGTCGTCGCCGCTGGAACGTCGAGGTCGATGACCCCACGGAGGGCATCAGCGAGGCTGAACTCGGAGCCGGGATCGTTCGACCAAAAGAACAGCTTGGTCGTATCGCTTGCCTCGAGCTTCCCACTGGCCTCGACCGTAGCCCCCGTGAGGTCCACGAGCACTTCGACAACAACCGTCAGGGTGGCCGCTGCCGTGCCCGTTGTAGACTCCGTGGCGTCGAGGTGAAAACCCACCTCGTCAGGCGAGAAGGTGACGACACCAGCTGCCCTCGTGGCAGTGAAGCGATACACGTCCGTGCCACCGGACGGGATGTCGTACTCGACAACGAGCTCGTTGAGCTGCTCGACAAAATCCTCAGCAATCGTGGCCGCGGTGTCGGTGGAGGTGACCGTGTGCGTCAAGGTCGTGATGACCTCTGGGCGGTCCGAGTTCGACCCGAAGAGCACGAGCGAGAACACATCGCCGACAGCACCCACGGTATCGATCTCCAGGGTGAGCTGCTCGAAGTCGGACTCTCGGACCTTGAACCGGACCGGCCCATAGTCGTAGCCCTGGTTGATCTCCAGGCCGTTCTTCTTTGTCAGGTCGAGGCGGGCGGCGCCCATGGGCTTACCTCAGGTGTTCCGAAGGACGACATCGAAGCCGCCGCTCACGCTCGTATTGTTGGCCGAGACCGACACGCGCAAACGGAGAATGGTCTTACCCTCGTAGCGGTTGAGCAAACCGCTGCCGATGTCGACCTGAAGTGGCGCGCTGTCGCTGACGCCATCGATGCGCTTGACCAAATCGACGGCGTTGGCCGTGTCGGCGTCCGCCCGTGCGATGAACTTTACCGTGCCGTAAACACCAGCTGGAGAGCCGGGGTTGACTGAGCAATAGAGCCCGCACACCAGCCCATGTTTGTTCGCGGGGATGGCGTAGACCGCCTGCTGGGTTTGCCCCTCGCCAGCCGGAATGGTCGAGCTGACCGTGGCATCGACCGCGGCCGTCGCCGAAATGACACCAGTGTTGATGCCGTTGGCGCCAGCAGTCTTGACGAACATGCGGTTGATGAACACCGCTGCACCGGTCATCGCGACCGGAGTGGTTCCGTCGAGTGTGACAACCTCGGTAGCCTCGAGCCAGTCCGTGTCGAGGTATTGCACCTCGACCGTCAGCGCCCCATCGCCACCAGCCTTGTCGTCCACGTTGTCGGTGGAGGCAAGCGAGTGGATGCGTGCCTGGGTCGGCGGTACCAACGTAGCGGTTGGCCCGGTCCAAACATCCTCGGCTGTGCCAGTGTCGATGTCGGTGTTCTGACCGAATTTCGTGACGCCGCGGTCAACGCCTGAGAGTGTTTGTGCAGTCATTGTGGATACCTGCTGTAGTTCCTGTTGGCTACGTTGCCTGGTCCTTCGAGAGAGATCGGCTTGTCGAAAACATTGTCCTCGACGGTCACATTGTCAACGCCCGACAGGACCTCAACGGACAAGTCATCGGTCAGGCCGATGCCGACGTTGTCTCGAATGTCGATGTCCGGATCGGTCGCGGTGCTCGTGCCGTAGGCGTAGAAGAACCGGGCCACGTTGAACGCCAGGTTTTCGTGGATGCTGTGACCCTCGTTGCCGACGTCCCCGCAGTTGATGTTCCCGAACGCGTCGGCGAGGCCATCGATGATGACGTTCTCGTAGACTTCGATGTCAGTGTTGCCCTGACTCCACACGACGGCCGCTTCCGAGTGCTGGACCTGCGCGGCGTCCTGGTTCGAGCGAACGATCGTGTTCCGGTAGACACGGGTACCGTCAGCACCGCTGAAGTGGATCAGCGCGGACGAGCAATCGAACGAGAAGTTGTCTCGGATGTGCGTGCCCGTGCCGTGCATGTTGATGTCGTCGGCCTGGCCGTTCCGGAAGTGATTATTCCGGATGACGATGCCGGTCAGGAGTGTCTGGACCCACAGGCTGTAGTGCCGCTCCCACGCCCTGAAGAGCGAGTTGTTTGCTGTGTTGCCATCGATCAGCAAGCCAGCGATGTCGTTGTCGGTGGTCAGCTTGATCATCGGGTTGCTGAGCACGACCGAGTCGCCGATCAGGTACCCTTTGTCGAGCCCGTTGCCGAACGTGATGACCGGCCCAGTGATGTCGGTGATCTGGTGCAGCGCGTCACGGTCACCATCGCCACTACCGTCAACGGGCGAGATGTACTGGCCGACTTTGAACACGCTCGAATCGACAACCGAGATGCTGGTGTCAGTGATGCTGGCTGCCACCGAGAGGGTCGTCGTCGGAGTGTCGATGCGCTTGACGATGGCTCGGTCGTTGGATCCAACCGAGGTCAAGGTTTGGCCGGAGAGGGTCGCCGCCATGCGGTCGAGGATGTACTCGGTCGCACCCGTGAACCCAAGCACCCCATTCACCCCGGCTGCCGTGCAAGCGGCGGAGAGGTCGAGGACACCCGCCGAGACGTGGTCGTCAGCGAGAGCATCGCACTCGCCCGGGGTGTACTCGGGCACCCACATCGGAACCGTCTCGCGATTGTCCACCGTCGGCAAAGGCCGTCGGTAGAACGCCCTGGACATCATGACCATCAGCCCAGCCCCCTTGCATCGAGGATGCGGATCGCCTTCGTCTTACTCACGCCCGTCGCAGACTTGCTGATGATGGCGGCGAGGAAGCGCTCGTTCGGGTCGGTGAAGTCGGGTGCGGTATCGGCTTGTGCGAGGTCAGCCCATTGTGGGTCGTCCTGCTGCCACGAGTTGACCTGCACGTGGGCCGTGCTGGACGTGGTGTTGAACGGGCGGATGTAGCAGATGCGCCGCTCGTTGGTGGCCGGGCACGTGCGAGACCCTGACGCGGACGACAGCGCACCACCGACGATCTTTTGACCAATGAGCAGCCACCCGGTGCTCTCGTACAAGGTCACCCCGGAACCGTCTTCGGCACCGGCCGCCTGGGTGGACTGCATGACGAGCATGTAGCGGATCGTGGCGAGGGTGTCCACGAGCGCGATGTCGCTTTGCATGGTCATGCCGAGGGGACGACGGAACGAACCAGGCGCGTACACGATCCGAGTGTTCCCGTCGTTGGGGTCGTCGATCTCGACACCGTCGGAGGTATGTTCGACCTGTCCGTCCCAGCTTCGGCCCGGCTCAACGAACCCGTCCTCGCACGCACCCCAGACAAAGTCGAAGGTCGCATCGTTGGCTCCGGCTGACCCGGTCGCAAGCGAAGCATCGGCCGGACACACGGAGCAGTTGCGCCCCTCGGTGTGGATCTCAATACTGGTGATGGCACCGGCAAGGACGCCGGTAACCTTGACCTTCGGCGTCGTCCCGAAGGTGCCGTTGGACAACGTCAGGACTTCGTTCAGGGTGTAGCCGGTGCCTGGATTGTTGAGCGTGACATCGACCACTCGCATCTCGGTGTTCGCCGAGTCGAGCGGGTGGAGTTCGTTGTCGCGAGCCTGCTCGATGGGGTGCGGATCAAGGTACCCGTTCGAGTCCACGGTGCCCGAGCACCAATACGACCCGTCGCCCTTCAGGAAGTAGTCCCAGACCTGGCCGGGCACCATACCAGCGACTCCAGCATGGAGCGCGACAAGTCCCCTGAACTGGCGCCGTGGTAGCGCCGACCGTCGTGTGCTGCGTGAGCGCATGGCCGCACCTCAACTGAAGATGACGAACTTCGACGCGGCGGTACCACCCGCGGACGTGTGCACGTAGAACCCGAAGCGGAGGAAGTCCCGAATCCAGATCGGGGCGAGGACGTGAGTCTCGTTGTCGGTGAAGACCTGCTCGTCGTCCTCCAGCTCCATCCAGCCAGCGGTCGGGTGATAGCCCATCGGGGTGATAGTCAGGGTCGTGAAGGTACCAGCGGCAGGGATCCACTTCGGCGTTGCCCAGTCCGCCTCACTACAATCGAATCCGTCGCCCGCGCTGACGAATGCGGTCTCGTCACCGGACCAGGCTTCGACAGGCGAATTGTACGGGATGACGTTGCTTTGCTGGGGCATGAATATCACCTCCACCTGAATCGTACATCGAAGTCGATGTTGTTGCCGAAGACAGGCTCGAGAGCCGTCATGCGATGCGGCAAATTTCCGAACGGTCCGAAAGTCATCGTCGAGCCGGGCGGGACCTCCAGCAACGAGTCCGGGTTCGAGCCGTTGACCTCTCGGTCGTAGACGGACACGCTCTCGGCGCCGTTGTTGCGCACCATCAGGTCGAACGGTGGCAAGTGGATCGGGTAGTCCATGCCTGGATACGGCAACGGGATGTCGAGCCCTGGGCCGGCACCGGAGCCAGCGACGTTGGCCGGTTGGTCGACCTCGCCGTAGGTACCGATCTCGTCGATAAGCTCGAGCCGCTGTGACTCGATTGCCGCCCACGCTTGATCGGCCGATGCCAGTGGTCCACTAAGGTCGGTGGCGCTTGCCTCGGATGCGCACGGTCCAACAAATGGCACATACAGCCCATCCGCTCCCAGGGTCTCGACGTAGATTCGGCTGTACCCTGCGGCGCAAACTAGCGAGCGGTATGCAGGCCAGGTGCCGATTCGGACAAGCCCCTCGTCGATGGGTTGCCAAACGGGCTCGTCGTCAGGGTCCGATCGCCACAATGGCAAACCCCAGACACGGTATGCGAAGGCGCGGGCATCGCCCACACAGTACAGCTTCCCAGTGCCACCGGTGTCTACGGCCTGCTGGAGAAGCGGAACATCGAGCGTGAGCGTCAAGATGTCGTACGGGCTGGACACGACAGCGCCGACGGGGTTGAGGCCGGCGAGCTCGGCCGCACCCTCGAAGTCAGTCTTGAGCTCGGCGAGCGCCAGGGCTGCCGACCCAGCAGCGACGCTGGTCTCGTTGGCGTAGACGGAACCGGCGCCGACCCTGGCATCGTAGGTCGTGGCCACATCGTAGCCATCGATGCGGAAATAGTGAGACGCCCGGCCGGACGATAGGGCGGCTCGACAGCCAACCCAGGCAACCCGTGCACCTTCGGTTGCGATGCCCTGGTTCGATGTTGTGGGTTTGCCGTTCCCGGACTGGTACGCCCACGACCCTTGCGGCTGGATGACGGGCTGACGGCCGGCTCCGAGTACGGCCAGCTCCTTCAGAAGTGCGTATCCGATCTCAGTCATTGTTCAACCTTCTTTGACGTCGAGCCACATGGGCGCGCGGTATCGGTCTGCGGTCGGGTCGACCCTGGTCAGCGTCCTCGCCTTCTGGGGTAGCGTGCGGACGACAACGGACTCCCCGTCGCTGTTTTCATCACAGCAATAGGCGATCCACTGCGGGCCAACACAGGCGTCGAGATAGTCAGTGCTGCCGTTCATATAAAACGACGGCGTGAGGTATTGCTGGCCGAGGCCGGCCGGGGAAATTCGGATCGACTTGTCGCCGCCGTTGACGATGCTGACCACGTACCCCATTCCGAGCGCCGGAGCTTCGCCGAACACGTTGGTGATCGACAGCCCGCCGGACAGCTCAACGTCGTGGGCATTGGTTCCGGGTGCGTAGTTGTACGGGTACGCACCCACGACCGAACTGAGGGGGATCGTGGCTGGAAACTGCACGCACGTGTTGTCGTCCAACGAACACCAGGCGTACTCGTCATCGACCACAATCTTGGTTATGGCTGGCGTTCCCGCGCCGTTGTTCTTGACGTTGGTCGTTGCGCTGCTGGCGCCGTTCGCTGGGTAGACTTTCAGGTTGGATCCGGACGCGCCTCCGATGTAGATGTACTGGCCGTTGCACGCCACGCACCCGGGCGTGACCGAGTGTGCGACATCGAACAGGTCGGCGATGGTGCCGTTGTCCCAGTAGTTGTATTTGGAGATCAGGTTCGTCGTGGTCAGGATGTTCAGGTACGTGCCATCGCTGCACCCGTCCACAAGGTTGCTGACGCTGACGGTGTTCAGGAGGTTGCCATCCGACGGGTCGTAGACTCGCACGGCATCGCCGCTGCCAGTGACACCCCAGAGAACGTGCCGCCCGTTGTAGATCATGAACAGGGTCGTCTCGGCCACGCCCGCGGCGACAACCCAGTTCTGGGTGTCACTCTCGACATCGAACGCGCGGAGGTAGGTCTCGCCACCCGAGGCCGCCGTGGCAACGAAGAGCTGGACACCGTCGGTCGCAACCGACACCGCATGGTAGCCAGCGCCGCCGAGGTCAGACTCCTCGAGAACCATGGTCGGGAACCATTGCGGTGCATTCGCCGCCGGGAGGAGAGTCGCGACGCGACCGATCGCCGTGTTGTCGATCAGGTCCTGAAGGTCGTCCCACTGGACGTAACCGATGTCGGCGAAGTAGATGACCCACAGCCCGATCAGGTTCAGGAGCCAATTGACGACGTCGTGTCCTGGCGCTTCCTCGAAGGCGAACCCCTGGTCCTGCTTCGTTGCGCCGGGGTCGGTCTTCGTGCCTGATGTTGCCCAGGCGGGCGTTTGCGTTGGTCGTGTTGCCATTTACAGCGTCCTCCCGAATTTGCCCTGGTCGAGACCGAGACCCTCGGTGTCGAATCGGAACATGCCCGTCGGCCCTTGTACGATGGCCTGGACCTCAACGCCAGCCGGTGCGACCTCGGTCATCTGCTCGACGATCTTCGTCAAGGCTGTGTCGCTCAACGTGGCCTCGGTCTCGAAGTCGAACCACATCCCAGCCGGGTACAGCGGGAAGTAGCGGACGGCACCCACGGCCCGTCCGATGATCGACAGGATCTGGGTCATGCGGTTGATCTCGCCCCTCGACAAATTCGAGAGGATACGGGCCTCGATGAACGAGCGATATTCGTCGTCGGTGAGCCCGTCGCGATCCTCGCCCACCAGCACCCCGTACTGGTCAAGCTGTGCACCGACGGCGACGTCCAGGTACCGCTCGACGATCATGGCGTACGCGGAGTCTTCAAGCTCCTGAAGCTCCTGGCCGTACATGCGTAGCAGCGATTCGATGCGAGGCTTCTTGAGCTTCGTCACGAGGAGGGCGAGCAACCGATCCACCTGATCGTGAATGTATGTCGGGATGTCGCTCATGTCTTCGTCACCGTCACGTCAGCAGCGAGCTGGAAGGCCGGCACCTCGTCGATGTCCGGAACAGTCGAGCCTCCGCCTTTCTTCTCGAAGGTATCTACGGAGTACGTGTCGTATCCCGGGATGCTGAGGATCGCTTTGACGAGGTCGGCCTCTTTGATCTCTTCGCCCGGAGACAGGCCGACCTCGAGGGCGATGATCGCCGCCTCGATCTGGTCCGTTCCATCAGCCGGGAAGTCGGCCTCGCTCGTCGTGACCGTGATGGCCACCGTGAGATACAGAAACGAGGCGAAGGTGAACTTGACCACCTGGGTGATACCCTGCTCGTCGGTGACGTCGTAGCTCGTGGAGCCATCGGGCTCGATGCCGGCTGGCATGTTCTCGAAGATGACGGCTGCGATTGCCTCACCATCCGCCGTGCTCGGGTGGACGATGGTGCGGAATGCCTTGCCAGGGATGCCGTTGACATCCGCCACCAGGGTGCGGTTGCTGATCACGGCCGCGGAGGACACATCGTCGAGCTCGGCCACCTTCGACCGGATCGCACCGTCGGTACCGGAGCCGATGATCTGAAGCGACTCCTCACGTCGAGCTCGAAGCGCAGCATCGGTCTCGACCCCTTCACCTGGCGTGAGGTCGGCAGCGTTGGATACGGAGTCCCAGCCGGACACAGGCGTGATGATGGTATCGACCTCGGTGGCGAGCACCGTGAGAGCGCCAGCTTCCTCAGCCTCGATGGCGATGTCCACAGTGCCGCCACCCTCGATCGTCGCCTCAGCAAGTGTCACGAACTGGGCATCATCGAGGGTCGGTGCTGCGACGATGGAGCCGGCCGGGATGACCGTCGCCGCTGTGCCGCTGGCGGTGACCGTTCCGGTGGCCTTGGTTGCTGGCTCACGGGTCACGCCGACGAGGCGAGATACGTTGTCGAGCATTTGGCCTTCGGCGTTGTCCGGGTTGAACGAATCGTAGATGACGGCGAGCTGCTCCCAGACTGAGTGCAACCCCTCAGCCTGGATGCCGATGATGTGGCCAACGACCTCGTCGGGGCCGGTCTTGATGTTGTCGCCGAACTCGGCAACCGCCCGCGATTGCTGGTTGGCGATGACCTCTTCCAGGGTCTTCGACTCGAAGCCCGCTGTCGTCAGACCGGACATACTGACCTCACCGTCAACTCGAAGAGCGCGATCGCCGAACCGTCCGGGTCGAACAGGGCGTCTTCGCTGTCCCCGATGTGGACTACGCCCACGACGTCATCGTCTTCGGTGGTCACCGTGAACGTGATGTCGAACGACCTGGTCGCGGGTACGAACTGTTGAGTAAAAGACGTGATTCGCTCCACGCCCTCGATGCTGGTGATGATCGCCTTCAGCTCGCTGACGATGGCGATGATGTTCGGGTTCTTGACGAGGATGGTCGCAGCGTCGTTGTCGCCCATGTCGATATAGCGGACGCCCCAGGTCTCGTCGAGGAACCAGGAGCCACGCTGCGAATCGAGGCGAAGCTCCAGCCGCTGCTTGACGACCTCGGCCGTCGAGCTCGTGAGGTCCATACGGCCATCGTCGCCGAGGTACAGATCACCTGTGCTGTCGAGCAGAACGTCCATACGGCCTATCGTTGCACCTCGGAGGGCGATCCGCAAGTGTCAGCGAACGAGCGTGAGCAGCTTCACAGCTTCGTCAGCGGCGACCGTGTTCGTCGCGGCGTTGACGTTGGTGTCGATGGCGAGGCGCTGGAGCATGCGGAGCAGGATGTTCAGAAGGTCGTTGGTCGTGCCCCCGTCACCGATGCCCATGCCGGCCGGGCCGATGCGAATCTCGAAGCGGTCGGCCTTGCCCAGGTCATTGTTGATCGCCGTGTCGTAGTCGTCCTGGGCGATGACGAGATCCGTGGATCCGGCGCGCTTCAGCGGCTTCGTCCCGGGCCGTCCTCCGGGATAAGCAACAGCATCCGTGATGTGGAATCGGCGCTTCGACCTGGCCTGGATATCCTTCGGTGCGGAGCTGTTCATCCACTCGTCGATCGACCGGTCCCCAAAGTCCAGCCACACCTGATCGCCAGCGGACAACGGCCACGTAATGCTGAAGCCACCGCCCGCTGGGAACCGCACGGGCACGTTGGCGATGCTCGGATATTGGACCGAGTTACCACCCTTGATGGACGCTCGGACGACGGGACGACACGTACAGGTTTGCTTGGCGGCACTGTACGACTCGACGCGCGCGAAACATCCGACGTTCATCTTCGCCACGCCGAGCCGGATCATCTCCTCGATGATGTCCTCCAGCTCTTCAGGCTCGTCTACGACTTCAACGGTCATCGCTCTTTTGCCTCGACCTCGCAGTAGAAACTGGATCCGTGAGAGTCACCTACGAGCGTGACCTTCCGGCAAACGTAGAACCCCTTGAAGTCGCGGGACTCCAAACGGACGATGCGGCTGGGCTTCACCTGGGCGTTCAGCAGCATCGTGAACTTGATCCCCTTCTTGGTTTTCTTCGGCTTGCCCACGAGCCCGGTCGTCGGCGAGACGAGAAACGCGAGCTGTGGTGTTCCGGCGCCAGCGGGGACGACGACGAGCTCGTCATCCTGAATCGACCACTCGGCGCCGATGGAGGTGCAGACCTCGTCGAGCGCATCACGCACCGGGCCCGCCACCGTATAGCCTTGGGTGTAGTTCACGACCTCCAACGACGGAGCCACGTGGCCGATCTTGATGGGCATCGCGGCGGCAAGCCGGCGGAGGAGAATCGCCGAGTCGAGCGGTGGGTTGTACGTCTCGAACAACGACCCGGACTGGTAGACTCGGCGACCGTCCGCGGCCTCGATGGTCGACACCATATCCTGGTCGTCCTTGGCGTGCTCGACATCATCGATGTCGCCCGCGAAGATCAGGTCCGCATTCTCGTATCCAGCGAACAGAAACACCTTCGCGTCTTCGAGCTCGAGAGTGGAGCGGCTGACCTCGCTCAGGTTGAAGATCTGGACCTTGCCCTTCGACGGCTTCTTGCTGCTCGTCTTCTTGACGTTGAACGAGATGCGGAGACCCTCGAAGCGAGAGCCAGCCTTGCCAGCTTGGCCGACGATGGCGTAGACGACTCGACCGTATTGCCTGGTACCACCGAGACCCATAGCACTACCTCAGCTGGGCGTAATGGTAAGCCCGGAGACGGTCGCTGCGGCCTCCGGAAGTTCCGATGCTTCAAAGTATAGGAACCGCACCCGACGGCCCAGGGCGGCGAGGTCCGGGTCAGCATTATCGTCTTCGAGCGAGATGCATACCAACATCCCGGGAGGGGCGGACTGGTTGCGGGTTCGGAAGAGCGGGAAGTCGTTCGAGAGTCGCTGCCCGGCGACGATCAGGATGTCGTTGTCGTCGGCGATGTCCACGTACCAAGACTGACTTCGGCTGTTGAAGGTGAACACGAAGCGATAGGTCTCGCCCTCGAACTGGACCGTGTACGTGTACGCCGGGACATCGATGAATACGGGCACGCGGTAAATCGTCATGGTCAGCTCCCGAAGGTCGCAGCGAGCTCGCTGGTGTTCTTGTCCCGGGTGGCCTTCGCCTCCGGATCCTCGGCTGCCTGCTCAGCGGCGGCCGACGATTCTACGCTTGCCTGCAATCCCTCGGTCTGTGCAAGTGCCGCTTCCTCGGCGGTGATGTCGCCCTCGGAGTGAACCGGGGCAGCGTTCTGCCTTCCGCCCTTCCGCCGCTGGCGTTCTGGGGGGATATCCACGGACTCGGTCGTGGTCAGGATCACTTCCTCGAGGTCGAGATTCAACAGCAACGCTTGCCCGGTCTGTGGGTCTCGGGTGAACGTGATCCGGGTGATGACCATATTCTCGTAGACGTCGATGCCGGTGACGACCGTGATGGGCTCTCCCCGGTCCTTGATGGCGACGAGATCTTTGTAAAGCACCACGTCTCGGTTCTGCTCGGGCTCACCCTGGGCTGGCAGGGGCGAGTTCGTCAGGCCGCACACCAACGCCAGCGTGTCCGGCTCGTTCTGGTAGTGGTCGGACACATCAGCGCCATCTTCGACCGGATGCTTCGTCAGGCTACCCTCGTGGGTCGGCGACTCGGAGACCGTAGCGTCGAACAAGAAGAACGACCCGTCAGCCTCGTGGATGCTCGCACCCCATCGCTGGCGTGGCCTGAGGAAAGTTGTCTGGCTCATGTCACCGCTCCGGCGGAGTTACGGGAAGCGTCAGCGAGCTGATCCTTCAGGGCATTGCCCACGCCCTGACGGACAACATTGCCGACCTGGTCCGGGCCCATGTTGGCCGAGCCCGTGACGTTGACGATCAGGTTGCTGACCGTTGAGGACAACGTCGAGGCGAGGCTCGATTGCGATGCTGGGGCACCTGCTCCAGCCGGTGCGATGGCTCCCGCCGCGCCGAGCGGGTTGGTCCGAACGGTGTTGATGTCGTTGACCAGGCCGTTGACCGCACCCACGTCGATGCCGACCGACTTGAGCTGGTTCACGAAGGTCCGGATCGCGGCGGACCAGTTCTGCACGGCCCCGTCGATGTCCCCGGTGAAGAGTGCGAGCAGTCCTCGCATGAAAGCGATGGTCGTATCCCATTGCCCACGGACGAACCCGTTGAGGAAAAACCAGTTCTGGCGGATGCGGTCGATCGAGAACCTCATGAAGATCTCGAAGGTCGTCCACGACACACGCAAGATCGGGAGCAGCCAGGTGACGAAACGCATGAAGCCCGTCAGCCACCTGACCGTCAGGTCGAGGAGCTTCGTCAGGAGCACGGTCATCAACTTCGCGAACGGGATGGCAGCGCGCACCAGGTTGACGAGGAGATTCTCGTCGGCATCTTGCATCGGTGCGATGAACTCCTCGACCAGCCTCTTTGCTGCTTTCCAGAGATCTTTCAAGGCCGGGAGGAGCGAGAGGAACGCCCGCTTGTAGAACGGCCAGAGCTCGACGAGCGCATCCTTCCAGGCGATGAAGCCTTTGACGAGGAACTTCCAGATCGACTTGCCAATCGACCGCACACGATCCGCGGCCTGGCTCCCCCAGACACGCTCGATCAGGGAGTCCCCGCCCTGGAAAAAGGTCACGATGTCGTCGAGGACGAGATACAGGCGGTAGAACGGATCCAGCACCATCCGCATGACCTTCGCCCACTTGGCGAACTGGGCCTGTGTGGCGGGGTCGGAGATCCAGCGGATGTACTCAGTGATCTTCACCAGCGCGGCGCCGAGACCCTGGCCGATGGTGACGGCGAGATCGTCACCGCCTCCAATCAGGTCACGCACCACTTTCAGCAGCTCACGCAACGCATCGTTGAATCCGGACTCGCCGACCTTGACCAGGAACTTCGAGATGTTGTCCTGGATGTTGGAGATGATACCGCCGAGGGTATTCATCTGCTTTTCCATCGCGCCGGCGAACTTCGTTTGCCCGATGTCCGTCAGGTACTTTGTGATCTCTTCGCTGTTCTTCTTGACCGTGGTCGTCACGCCTTGGAACGTGAACGAGACTTTGTCGCCCTCCGACTTCGCCTTGATGCCGAATTCCTTCAGCCGTTCGAACTCGCCCGTGCTGGCATCGGCAACCGCCTCGATGTACTGGTCGAGGTCCTTGCCCATGGCCGAGGCCGTGTTGCCGAAGGAGCGAAGTCGCTCCTCGGTTGGCTCGATGCCGAGCGCCTTCAGCTTGATGAAAGCTTGCGCCACCTCCTGAAGCTGGAACGGTGTGGTGCTGGCGAAGTTCTGGATGAACTCGAACGCCTTGTCAGCGTTGGCGGCCGAGCCGGTGACGGTCTCGAGGCTCGCCTTCATCTTCTCGAAGCCGATGTTTGTCTGGACCAGCTTCTCCAGGAACATCTTGCCACCGATGGTCGCCATTGCGGCGGCGGCAGCGATGGCAGCGGTGGCCAGCCCCCCCAGGCTCGACGTGAGTCCGCCGAGCTGGGAGTCGTACCGCTTCATGTCGCGGTCGTCGATTTTGTAGCCGAGACGGGTGACGAGCTCGCGAACGACAGGCATTCCTACTCCTCGCCCGCGATCCGTTCTGCGAGCTTCGTTCTATACTCCTCGGCTTCGTTCTCGATTTCAACTACGCAGACGTACTGGAGTACATCGAGAGCCGACCAGTGACGCTCCACCTCGACCAACGTGGCGGCACCGTTGAGCACGGGTCGCCATATCAGCCAATTGATGTCGAGGTCGTCACCCTGGCCGTAGATGGCGCTCAGCTTTGCTTGCCCGTCAGGGCCGAGACGGCTCCGGCCTTTCGTCCGAAAGGGAACGAGGCCGCCCCCATCATCGACGAGAAGTTGATTTTGACTGACCAGGAGATGGCCTGCATCAGCTCGCCGTAGTTCCCCTGGTACGCCTCGTCGAAGACCGATTGGTCGGACAGCGCCATACCATCTCGGGTCGTGTAGCGGAGCAGCTCGTGGAACAGGTCCATGTTGTCGCCGACCTTCTGGATCATGAGGTCAGCGGCCACGCCAAGGACTTGTGCGTCCAGGCCGTCGTCGAGCAACAGCTTCACCATCGCCTCGCCCTCGAACGAGTCGGGAAGGGAGCCGGACTTCTGGAAGGCTGAGACCAGCGCTCCGAGCGGGTGAGCCACGGAAGAGAGGATTCGCTGGAACAGGATCAGGCCCTTCGTGGCCGGGTGCTGGAGCAGCTCGTAGGTATGCTTCGTGCCGTCGCAATCGTTGATGATCGTCGTGTGTTCTTGCCGCATGTTGTCCTCCATCAGGTACAGAAAAACCCCGGTCGCTTGCGCTCGACCGGGGCCGTAGGATTACCGCAAACGCAAGTGCGGCGCTACCCCGTCATGGGGTTGCCGTCTCGTTCTTGAGACCGCGGGTTTCGATGACGAGCTCGGCGACGTTGAAACCCCATTCCAGGGTTCCGCCTTCGCGGCCGAGTGTCACGCTCGGAACTTTCATCACGCGGCAGTTCGTCCCTTTGATCTTCGTGCCTCCGACGAGGTCCCGGATCAGGATGGAAACGAGAGATCCGTTCGCTGCGATCTCGCGGAACTTGTCGTTCGAGAGCGAGGAATAGAGCAGCGTGAACGTGATCGTTCCCGACGTGTTGTTGAGCTGAGAGAACATCGTTTCGCCGTCGTTGCCCTGGACCATGGCGGTGTCGTCCGCGGCACGTTCGGCGACGACACCATCGCCGTCCTGGAACCCTTCGACGGGCACGTTGTTTACGGCGATGGCGAATCGCTTGAAGCTGTAGGTCTTGGCGCCCATGTCCTGCTCCTGATTACGTGGTCAGCGAGATGTAACCGTTGAACGTCGGGAACTGGATCGCCCCTGCCGGCTCCACGGAGAACGGGATAGTCAGCTCACGCGCGGCCCTGGTAGCAGCGGTCACGTCGGCGAGCAGTGGAGGATTGACGCTGGCCGTGTCCTCGACGAAGTGACCGGCCGCGACTCCCTGGTCGAGGCGAGCTTCGATCAAGGCTGCCAGCGCGTTGATGCCCTGGTCGGTATACGGGATCTTTTCGCCGCGGTTCGTGTAGGCGATGATCGCGTTCGACGCATCCTCACCGAGGCGAGCCTCGAGCCAGTCCGCCGAGATGACCACGTCGATCCACTCACCGGACGGAGTCTTGCCGTTTCCGGTGACGGCCGTGCCGCGGTTGGTCAGGAACAGGTTGGCGTTCTTGCCCAGCGCGTTCGACTTTTGGGTCGAGGTCAGGTTGTCATCGTCGGCCGTTGCTCCGGAGACGATGACGTTGGCGAAGGTGCTGGAGTCGAGGTCCGGGTCGACCACGCTCCGGTTCGCGGCGAGGCCGGTGTCGAGGTACGTGGTGTCGGAGCTGAAGTACCAGATCGAGCACTTGCTGTAGCTCAGGTCCTTCAGGGTCTCGGCGATGTCGGTCGTGGTCGCGGCGATGATGCCAGCGTCGTTGGATTGGAACACGCCGAAGTTCCGGTTCGCTTCGGTGTAGCGAGCGGCCTCCCAGATATCCCAGGCGTCGCGGCTTTCGAGGACGACGTAGTACCAGTCATTATCCTCGGCCGCCACGGTGCCGAGCTCGTCGTAGAGCGTGACTCCGGTGCCCGCCTGGGTGGCGGTTGCGGTGGCAGCACCGGTCACGGCGACGGAGACGTTCAACCGCTGCCCGGCGTTGGCGGTGGTGCAGTTGAAGTCGTTGCCGTTGTCGGTGACGGTGAGCCCAGGAATCGACAGCGCATCGAGTCCGATCTTGATGGCGTCCGTGATGTCGCCTGCGGTCTCGACTCCGGTCGCGGAGGTCCACACGTAGGATTGTCCGTAGACGGTGGTCGTGATCGTGTCTCCGATGGCTCCCGAGGCGAGTCCGTCCACCAGGTAGTCGTCCGCGGCGGTGGTCCCGTCGACCCGACCGATGGCGACTTCCTTCGGGGTCAGGCGCTGGCTGAATGCCTGGGCGACCTCGGCGATCAGGGCTGCCGAGAGGTCGGTGTCCGCTGCGGCTTCGGCCGCATTGGAGTAGCGGCGCAAGCGCTCCGTGAATCCAGCGCCCATCGTGGACCCGGCGACCAGCACGACGTTGAAGTTCTGCTCGGTGACCGGAGCCGGATCGAGCGAGATGTTAACTACGATGTTTCCGTCAAAGGTTGCCATCTCAGGTCCTCGTCATCGTTACAGTCTCGATCACCTCGGCCTCGTAATAGGTGACATCGGACCAGTGAAAAAACACATCGGTCTGGAATCGCGGCACCGAACGTGTGCCTTCCAGCTCCGTTTGATTCAAGCTATCGGACGAACCTACCAAAGACAAGTCGTCATCCCCGGTTGATTCCTGCACGCTCGGGAGGTCGATCGATCTCCGCAGGGTCTCGACAACCGTCCTTGCGGAGCTGCCGAAGATTGCCACCGAACACGTGCCTTCGTAGTGGTGCTGGAGCTCGCCGAGGCATTCGTCACCGAACACCTGGTCCAGCACACGATTCTCGCCGTGTCCGACCATCGAGAAAGCGATCACGTTGAGCAGCACGTATTTGGCCTTCGGTCTCGCCCCGTCGGCATCGGCGAAGATGACGTCCCAGCCGGACGGGACCACGGACTCGGCCCACGCATGAAGGGCGAGCTCGTATGCGGTGCGCTCGACGTTACGGCTCATCGTCAAGCTCCTGCTCGATCAGGGCATAGCGATAGTGCTTCAACCGGCGTCCGCGCGGTGTGCCGAACTGGTTGGACTCAGCCGCGACGAGCAGCTCTTTGCCGTCCCAGTAGATGCGGTCTCCGGTGGTTTGGTCGTTCACGGACACTGGCCGCAAGCGGGTCCTGGTGTACAGCTTCCAGCGGGCTGATGTCCTCCACGCTTCGGGGAGCTGTTGCGTGTCTCGGTCGGACAAGGGCTGGATCGCACCACGAAAGGCGATGTCCTCCCAGGGTCCGTTTACCCAGTCTCCGTTGACGTACGAACCCTCGCCGTAGCGTCTACCGTTGAGCGGCTGTTCACCCAGCATCAGCTACCACCTGAACTTACTTGCGAACCCTTCGCCAAGATTCGCCAACGGATCGCGTTCCGCATGGCCCCGGTATCGATCAACGGGTTCGAGCTGCCCTTCGCTGCGACCGTCGCGTCAGCGTTCTTCGGGGAGCGGAGCTTCGTGATCTTGCGCTTGATGTCGTTGTGCATTTTGATCGCGAGCTTCAGGAAGCCACGGGTCGGAGGAACGCCTCGCCTCTGCCCCTGCTCCAACGCCTTCTCCAGCATCGCCTCGTACTTGGTGCGGTTCTCGTCGAACGTGCTCCGGATGAACGAGCGCTCAGGAACGCCCAGGCCGAACTCGTTGTAGTAGCCATATTCGGCGATGTCGCTTGTGTCGTCCAGAAGACCAACCTCGAGGTCAGCCACTGGGCTTTTCGTCATGGCCCGCAGAGCCATGTTCCACCCGTGGTCCGTGATCTTCGTTTTGACGATTGGCTTGACGATCGGCACCGAGTCACCTCCCAGGTGGGACTGTAGCACCCCGAGCTGGACGTGTCACACAGCGAGGCTGTGGTGCGGACTCCCGGAGTGCACTTTAGCCTCGGCGAATCTACCTGGCTTCTCCGTGCTTCTCCGGGCCATCTCAGAACCCTACGTTGAGGCGAAATTGATCCCAGAAGGTTGCCCGGACGAAGGCGGCCCGGTCGGTATTGGAAACGAAGTTCAGGTACTTCACGGACCAGTCTCCGATCTTCTCCTCGGACACGCCCTCCGGCGGAGCGTTGAGGATAAGCTCGACGTACTTGATGACGCCCAGCCTGACGGGCGCCGGAATGTCGAGCTCGACCCTGGGGTACGACCAAATGTCGGGGACGGAGTGATTCAGCCTCGGCGAGGAGAGTTGAGCGGCCTCGGTATTGTAGATTATGTCCGTGCCTGGGTCGGTCTCGGACCCCTGGGTTTCGAGGTCGGACACGACCCGGTTGCCAGGCCAGTTCGTCATGTCGTCGAAGCTCAGCGAGGCGACCTCCCAGAACGGGTTGTTCAAGTAGGCGTCCGCTTCCTCTTTGGCGGCATCGATGGCGAGTCGAATCAGCTCGTCCGACTCACAGTCCTCGACCTTCAGGATCTTGCGCGCTTCCGAGACCGTGAGTTCGTATCGGTCGTAGACGGCAGTGATCTTCTCGGGGATCGACGTGGTCATGGGCCGTTACCCAGCGTCAGTCTTCGGCACAACGAGGGCTGCCTTCTCCAGCAAGTCGTCCCAGCCGGCTGCCTTGATTCCGTAGTGGGCGCGCATGATCTGGCGGGCCGCCTTGAACTCCTCGGCCTTACGCATCTCGAGCAACCGTTCCATCGAGATTCGGTAGCCGAGCCGAGGGGCGACCTTCTTCGACTTCACGTGGGTCGGAGTGCCGGGCTTGATGGCCCGTGGAGGATTGCTGCCGAGCATCGCCTGGGCGACCCACTTCGAGACGGTGATCTTCTCACCCTTCAGGCGCTTGCGCCCCCTGATGACGGTAGGCTTCAAAAGCTCGATGACTGGCATTTATTCTCCTCCTTCAATTTCCAGCGACACTCCAGGGTGCGACCCCGTTGACCACCGAAGCGCAGTGTCCGGTGAGCGGCCACTCGGCCGCAAGCGTCTTCAGGACTTTCCCCGTGGTCACCGTCGTTCGGGCCGTGCACTGCCACAGGCCGACGGGGCTCGTTCTTAGTCGAACGCCATCGACGCGCGAGTCTCGACACCGAGGATGCCGACAGGCTGGACGTGGAGCCAGAACGTCTTGCCGCTCGCGCCCGCCTCGTCCGTGATGTCGAGGTCGAAGTTACCACTGGCATCGGTCTTGCCGTAGTAGTTCGGCGTCGCTTCGCCGTAGACTTCGGTACCGACGCCGCCGTCCTTGATGGATGCGGCTGCAACGAGAGCGAGAATGCCCGTCGCGTCCTCGACCAACCAGGCGTGAAAGTCCACGATCTCGGCGATGGCGGTGCCGTCGCCCTGTTGGAGCTGGCCGGTCACGATGCGAATGTCCGCCGCCTCGTCGCCAACGGTCAGCGCGATGGACGGCGACAGCGCCGCAACCTCGGCCGTCGCGAGCGTGATGTTCTCTTGAAAAGCCTGAACCTCGATGTCAGTTCCGGCGTCGGTGTCGATTCGGGTGTCTGCGAGCAGAACACCGAGTGCGTCATTATCGAGAGCCATGTTTACTCCTGGGCGTTCCGCCGCTTGTCAGATCGCGATTAGTCGAAGGTTACGGTCCCGTACGCGACGGCACCGTTGACACCAGTGACCTGAGCGAAGACCCAGAAGGTCTTGCCGCTGGCACCAGCCTCGTCAGTGATGTCGAGCACCAGTGCTCCTGCCGCGGTCGTCTCGAAGATGCCGTGCGGAAGGGCGTCACCGAGGATCGCCGTTCCTGTGGTCACCGTCGCGGACACCGCGGCCACAGCTGCGGCCAGCCCGGTTGCTGCCTCGAAGATCTGGATGCGGACGTGAGCCGCCTCAGTGATGGCAACGCCAGCACCGTTCTTGAGTGCCAGCGTGGCCTCGATGACGTTGGCCGCCTCGGTGCCGAACGCGAGCGTGAGCTTCGGCGTGAGAGCCGCGGCCACACGCTTCTGTTGCGCCAGCATCTCCTGGCTTCCGCTATGGCCCACCGGGGCGAGGGCTGATCGCAGACCTTCTCCGATGGCGTTGTTGTCGAGTGTGTTCGCCATGGTCGTTCCTCAGGTGGAGTCAGTAGGGGTCGTCGCCGAACATTCCCTGAGAGTGGCGGTACAGCACCGCGACTCCCCTACGGACTCAGGTCATCACGCCGGGGCGCTGTCGAAGTCGATGGCGACGAAAGCTTCCGGACGGTTCATCGTGAAGGCCAGCCGCTGCTCGGCCAGAATCGCGACCATATTCCGCTGGAAGAAATCCTTGTGGGATTCGCTCAGGCGGATGTTCGAATCCTCGCGGTCCCAGAGGGTGCAGCCGAGATTGAACGAGCCGACCAGGGCGTCACCGCTGTTGATCGCCGTGGTGACGATGACGGGCACGCGCCACACCATCGGGGTGATGCCGCCGCCAGGAACCGCCTGCCAAATGTAGTGGCCGTCGGAACCCTTGACCGTCTCGATCTGCTCCCAGTCGGACGGGTGAACGACCACGGAATCGACCGGCAGGTGAGCCAACATCGACAGCGTCATGGCCCGACGGATGGCGTCCAGCTTGCTGTCGCCCGAGAGACCCGAAGACCAGCTGTAGGTCTGCGTGTCGCTGTCGGTCATGATGCCCTGGAGCTGCTGCGTGGTGCCGTCACCGTAGAGCAGCTGGGTCTCTTCGGCGAGGCCGAGACCCTGCATCAGCCTCATGTCCACGTGCTGACGGAGACCGGGCTCGTCGGCGAGGATCTGCCGAGTGGCCGCCATGTAGTGAGCCAGGGTCTTGACGCTGGCGGTGAGCAGCTCGACCTCCATGTCGGCTCGAGGCTTCAGCTTCGCCTCGGGCGTGAACACGAAGGTATCGGAGACGACCAGCGTGTCGGCGGTTTGCTCGTTGGCGAGGTTCGTTGTGAACTCGATGGTACCGGCACTGGTGTCGGTGTCGGTGATCGTGATCCCTGCCGCCTTGATGATCAGCGTCTCTTCGTCCGCCTCACCAGGAGCGAGGGTCACGGACTGACCCACGTAGAATCCGTTGACGTTGTCGACTGCGATGGTGTCCTGGGCAGCCGCGGCGGTCGCGGTGAGCTGGCCCATCAGCTGGTTGAACCGCGTCTCTTTGACGTAGTCCACGGCGTTGCTGCCGATCGGAAAAGTCGGGATGACGTCGCGGAGAGTCAGGGGGCGAAACCTGACGTCGACCATCCGCGGGTCTCGGTGAGCCACGATGCCAGCACCGCCGGTCGTGGTCGTGAGGTCCTTGCGGTACTGGTTGAACCCGCCCTCGACAGGGATGTTGCTGGACTCGTTCTGCGGTCCGCTGCCAGGCTTGAACGACTTGTAGCTGTCGTGGCTGACCAGGAGCTGGCCAATGGTGACGGCCTCGTTCCGGATGTTGGGATCGAGGCGTCCCGCTTCCTTCTGCATCTCGACGAGAGTCGTGTGCAGCTCTTTGACGCGGGTCTCGACCGACTTCATCTCCTCGCGGAGATCGTCGCCGATCTTGGCGTTGTTGGCGATGCGCTCCTCGTAGGTCCCGAGCTTCACGCCCAGATCCTTGACGGCGACCGCGAGATCTTCTTTGACCTGCTCGGGTGTCGTTTGGCTCATGTCCATTCCCTGTTCAAGACCGCGCGAGCGAGCGCAGTTCGTTCACGAGACCGCTCGCCCATGACAGGTCGTCGGCCTTGGTTTCATCATCTACGGATAGCACCGCAAGCGCTTTGCCGCAAGCCGTGCAATGTGTGTCGTCGGGGGCATCAGCCCCTTCCGGGGTCGCCGGGTCGGCGTCAGTATCGGTGGTTTCCTGGTCCGGAGAAGCCGCCTCCGCCACCTCCACTTCGACCTCGGATAGTTCCGCACTACGGACATCTTCGACCTCGGAGGTCGGCTCTCCGTCCTCGTAGATCTGGAGGCTGACCGAGAGCCCGTCGTCGCTCACCGAGAGGACACGCCCGGACCTCTCGCCCCAGGCGACCATGTCGCCGGCGACGAAGACCTTGACCTCGACGGTCGCCACGAGCTTGTCGTCTTTGACCTCAGCCCCAACGACCTCGGTCGAGACGGCAACGCCCGGATCAGGAGCCACGACGGTTTGCCCCTTGTACGACATGCCGACCCAGAGCCCACCCGCACTACGGACGGCCAAGATGTCGGCCTCGTCGTTGGCAGCGAACGTGACCGGGCTGTACTCCCACAGCTTCAGGTCAAGGAGGTTGAACATCGGGAACAGGGCGGCGATCCCGCTGAGCTGAGAGCGAAGCTCCTCGTCCTCGAATTCCTTCGCCTCCCGAACCTCGAAGCCAATGGACATCCGGTCGAGGATACCCTCGGCAGCAAGCCTGAGAGCGAGATCACCATCGGGCACCTGGGCGATGCGGCTGACGGTGAGCAACCCCTTCGAGTCTTCGCCCATAAACACGGGCTTGCCGATGGGGCGGTGCGTGTCGTGCTGATACAGCACCTTCACGCGGTTGAAGTCTTCTTTGATCGTCTTCTCGAAGGCGCCCCGGCGGACGATATCGCCCTGTCGATCGAGGACGTCGAAGACCGACGCGTACGCGGTCAACTCGCGCTTCTGGATGTCGGCCTTGATTTCGATGGGCAGCGAGAGATCTTTGACGACGCGGTCGCCGACCTCCCTCGTATCGGTTTTCTTTTGCAGCCACAGGCTTGACGACTTATCGCTCATGAGGTCACCTCGCTGGTATCCAGTCGAGCACGCCAGCGAGTATTTGTCAAAAGCGAAAGCCCCCGACGACTACCGCCGAGGGCTGGGCCCCAGAACCGCCTATGCCAACGCCTGCTCGCAAAGAGTGACGGGGCCCAATAGTTGACTCAGGCCGCTTCCTCGAACAGGTCTTGCTGGGCCGAGGTCGTCGTGAGCTGAACCTCGCTGTCCATAAACGTCGCGAGGGCTGCGAGGTGGGCGACGGCGATCAGGGTCGTCATGGCGTAGCGGACGTAGAACTCGCCCTCGACCACGTGATACGTCACGTACTTCGGAGTGCCGACGCAAACGACCTCGTTCTTCTCGGTCGAGAACGTGTGCTCGATGGCCCCGAACTTCCGCTTCGCCTTCAGCACGTACGTGTTTGGCCCATCGTCATTCTCGGCGGCGCGACCGACAACGAGAAGCTGGTGGATAGCGTTCTTCAGGTTGGTATCGAGAAGCTGCTTCTGGTCGGCGAGGCGTACCTCGATATCGACGACAACGGTTGCCACAAATCCAACGGCCTCCGTGTATTCGCTGTCCTTGACCGTGAGCTTCCGAATCTTCGTGGCTTCGTCTTTGACCTTCATTCCTTCTGCCCTCCTTCAGGCTACGGTGCGAGCGAGTATCCGAACTCAGCGGCGACTTCGTCGAAGGCCACCTGAATTCGTTCCCAGTCCTCGGGTTCCAACGCCCGCATGAATAACATCTCGCTCAGCTCGGGTCCAGGCATTTCACCCTCGGACTCCGCAAACTCGCGGATCCAGGCAACGGCACCATCGATGTCGCCGATCTCGATGCTGTAGATTTCGTCTTCGATGCTCACGACGGACCTCGCTTCAAGACCTTCCGCAGATCTTCTTTGACTGCTTTGCGTTGGGCTGGTGTCAGGTCGCCGTACCCGTCCACGCCCTCGAGCAACAGGTTCAGTGCCTTGCCTGGTGTCTCGATGCGTTGCCAACTGCTTATAGCTCCTGGTGTGGAGTCCGGCAGGCGCTTGAAGAGCAGTGCTGCCTTGTGCAACCGACCTCTCGACGTCTCCAGGTCCCAGCCCGATGCCCGCGACAATGCCTCGTCCATCGAGTTCATCATCCTGGCGTACCCGCCCTGGGTCCGCGGCGGACCTCCGAGCCAACGGTCTCGCATGATGTAGCGAGCCGAACCCTCGGTCGTAAATTCCTCCATGCCAGCCCAGAACTTCGAAGTCGTGTACTGCTGCGGGGTGATGAATCCCTGGCCGTGCATCTGCTCGTGAATCAGGAATGACATGGAGGACGAATCGTACTGGCTCCGACTCCCACGAAGGAATTGTGCTGCACCCTCGAGCCTGTCCTTCCGCATGCGGATGTGGCCACGCCAAGAGTGCCACGCCTCGCCTCGACCCAGGTCGTCTTTGAAGTCCATCTTCAGGGCCGAGCTCGATGTCGGCATGAGGTGCTTTCGGTTCTTGCCTGGTGGCAACAATGGCTTCGAGCGGTAGTCGGCATTCAGGAGGTCACGGGACGGGACACCGTACTCGGTCATCAACTGGTTGAGCTGCCTGCGCGCCCGAGCTTGATCCGGGAACATTCCGTCTTGCGCACCGTCGCTGCCATTCGGCCTGGCAAACCGGAACTGATCCTCGATGGACTTCGCCAGCTTGGCATCGTCCATATCGTCGGGCGTCGGGTAGTCTTGCGGGAACCCACGCCCGCCATCGTACGTATCGTCGATGAAGGTTTGGCGTTCGTCGTCGGACAACTTCAAGCTGTCGTCGACTTCCTCGAACTCGCCCTCCTCGACGTCATAGAGCAACGTGCATCGGCAGTTCGGATGAATGGGCGGCGCCTGGGTCGAGAGCCCGCCCGAGGTAAACTCCTGGTCGAGGGGTTTAACATTGCCCGGCGGATTGTCGAGCGGCCCGCAAATGCGGCATACGCGCTCGTCCTCGGCCGTCAGCCACTCCTTCGTAGCTCCGGGTCCGAGGGTGCCGTTGGCCACGTACCCCTGGACAGTGATCAGGCCGCCCGTATTGTACGCGGTGGCGAGCTCCGTCCGCGCGATCCGCTTGGCCCGGATGTTGGCTTGGCGGTCGGCGTACCTCGCCATCTTCTTGTCGAGCTCATCGCCGGTCACGCCATCGTCGATCAGCTTTTGTCGGTAGCCGAGAACGTAGCTCGTTTGCCTCGGGGTCAGCGGAACGAACGGCTTGATGACCTGGGCCATGCGACGCGGCGAGAGTGGCTCGTTGACGGTGTGCCAGTGCAGCACACGGTTCATCGTGATCGCTTGGTACGTATTCAGATCTGCCATGGACGTGCCCGCTCGCTTGTGGGCCCAATCGTCCATGTTCATCAAGTAGTCGTCGTCCTGATCGGCCGTCCTGTGGATCCTGGGGAACCCTACCTGGGTCAGCCCGCGCCGGACCATGTTCGAGTTCTGGGCGGCGGCATCCTTCCAGGATTTCGAGAGGTCGCCCCGGACGAACTTCGCATAGGACTTCGACCAGCGCTTGGCGACGGAGGCTGGGAGTCGGCCATTCCGCACTGCCATTTGAACATCAGCGAACGTGAGCGATTCCTTCTGGGACTTCCAAACGGAGCCGAGATCACGTTGCAGCTGTGGCTGGTTCTTCGAGAGGTAGCGTCGCCACAGCCCCTCGATGGTTCGCCTGTCCGATACTCGGGTCATGCTTCGAGCAGGTACGCTTCACGCTGCTGTGCGAGGATCATCGCAACCGCTTTCATCTCGGACTCGCCCATCATCGTAAACGGATCCACCTGGAGCTGGGAGGCCGGGACCAACCCCGAGGCGAGGTACGACACATCCCAGCCCACGAACTCGTCGATGCCCATCGAGAGCCGCTCGTTGATGATGTTGAACGGCACGCCCATTTGTTGGAGGCCGGAGGCGACGGTGATGGTATCTGGCGTGAGCTGGTTCAGGACTTTGTTCTTCGAGAGGTCGAAGACGAGGTTCGTTGAGCCGAGCTGGAAGTCGTCCGTCAGCCCGAGCGTGATGGCCTGCTCGACCATGACGAGCAACGGAACGACCGTGTCCTCCCAGTACGCCAAGCGGGCTGTGACGTAGTTGTTGTATGTGGACTTCTCCTCCGACCCCACGAGGACCGGCGGCACACCGAAGGCCGTGCAGATCTCCTCGCGGCCCATCTTGCGGCTCTTGATGAAGTCCATCTCGACCGGGGTCATCTGCATCGGGACCCACTTGACGTTGTTGCCCATGACCCAGGGCTCGCGGGCGTTCTTCGCTCCTGCGTGCTGGGTGCGGATGCGCATCCGAGCTTCAATCCATTGCTCGCGGGAGAGCTTCTGGTCGAAGGCGAACATGCCGTCGGCGACCGCGCGCTTCTGCATGGCGACCTTGTTCCACGTGATCGCCTCGACCTCGGTGTCGATGGTCTTCGCCGCGGCCTGGATCACGGAGAGTCCCCAGTACATGTTCGACGGATCGACCAGCATCAGGTGGATGATGTCCTCGGCCGGGATGTTCCGCTTCCTCCCGTTGGCGTCCTTGAACTCGTAGTGCGAGACGATCTTCTCTTTGCTCGGAACGGGCTTGATCTGGTCCGGGTGGATAAGCCACAGCTCGAGGACGGGGGCTGGTGCTGGGCGACCTCCACGGTTCTTGTGGATGATGGCGTTCCCGCCCAGCATCAGGAAGTACATGAGCCGCGCCATAAACGTTTGGCGGGTCCAGTAGTCGTTGGGCTTGTTCATCAGCATTTGGACAGGAGTCTCGCCGAGAGCTTCTCCGTTCTCGTCCACGTGCCTGATGGGCACTGATGCCACCGACTTTGCGTTGAGCCCAGCGCACCGGTAGACGTAGACGCTGGCTTTCATCCCGTCCTTGATGGCCCGCTCCGTCGCCCACTCGGACCAGACCGGGCGACCTTCCTGGACACCGAAGCTCTCGGCGATGCTGACGTTCTTCTCGAACATCTCGTTGATCAGCTTCGCACCCTCGGGATCGGGCTGCTCCTCCCGGCGGGCGGGTCCATTCATCCAGCCGAAGAGTCGTGTCAGAAAGGTGTCAGCCATGTCGCGTTTCCATTCGGTGAGTCGTCCCCGATCAACATCTCGGACTCGTCGTCTTCGAGCTGATCGAGGCGACCGAAGTTCAGGTCCCAGGCGTTCTCGATGAAGTACAGCAGCACTTGCGAGGTCGCATCGACCCGGTCGTTGTACGCATGGTACGGGAATTCTTTTAGCTCGTCGATATAGGGTCGAGCCCAGAACGCTGGAGACGTACCACGGACCAGGTAACTCTCGGTAGGTACGTAGACGCAACGGGAGACGAAGACCGGGAGTACGGCCTGGGCTCGTGCGACTTTGGACTCCCTCGGCGTGACAGGGATGATGGACGGGAACGTCCTGCCCATCGCCTCGATGATGGCTGGCCCGTTGGCCTTGTCCTCGATCAGGACGACGAGCCGACCCTTCGACTCCGGCCAGCGCTCGACGATTTCCTTCGAGCGCTTGATCGTCGCCAGGAAGCCCATCTGGTCGGTGTCGTCTTCGAGAAGGAAGTAGCGGGGCTTGCCAGCACCTCGACCCCACAGCTGGAGCGAGACCCTGGAGCTCGCCGCCGTATCCTTGAAGGCGGCATCGATGGACAGCACGTACTCGACGATCGCCTCGTCCCCTGCGGGGAGGTGGTCGTAGCGCTGGAACATGCCTTTCTTGAAGACGTTGCCCTCGCCCTCGCTCGGGGACTGGCGATACGCCGCATTCCAAACACGCTGGATCTTCTGAGCTTCGGCAACCCGCTCAGGCCCGAAGCGTGACGGCCACAACAGCCCGCCCACCTCTCGGGGATCCTCGTCGATGGTCGGTGCGTCCTCTTTGACGCACGGCAGGATGATCGTCTCCCAGTCATCCTCGGAGTCGAGGAGTCGGCCAACGAGATCGTCCTGATGCCAGCGGGTCATCGTGATCAGGGTGCGGGCCCCCGGTTCACGTCTCGTGGCGAAGGTCGAGTGATACCAGTACCAAACCCGGTCTCGGGCCCTGGGTGACTGGGCCTCGTCGTCGTTCTTAATCGGGTCGTCGATGATGCCGAAGTCGAACCCTCGACCGGTGATACCAGCACCCACGCCAGCGGCCTTGTAAGACCCGGTGCGGTGCGCCAGTCCCCACTCGGAGATTGTGTCCTTCGACTTTCGCGTCCCGCCTCGAAACGGCCTCCGGGAGCCTGGGAACAGGCTCAGGTATGCCGCATCGTCCATGATGGACTGGACGTCTCGCGACATGGAGTTCGCCAGGTCCTGGGCGTAGCTCGTGGCGATGATGTCGGAGTTTGGGTGACGGCCGAAGATGTACGCTGGGAGGCGCCGGGAGACGAGCTCGGACTTGCCATGCCGCGGCGGCATACAAACGATCAGCTTCGCCCCAGGGGTATCGACCCACCACTCGAGCTTTCTGGCCAGTGCTGCGTGGTGCCAGTTCGTCTCGTAGTTCGGCTTCGTGTACTCGGTGAACGACAGGAAGTCGCCACGTGCGCTACGCCGAACCCGCTCCCTCCGCACCCGTTCGCGGAGGATGTCGTTGATGCTGGGTCCGCTCATACATTCAGGTCGACCACGACGTATTTCTTCGCCCCGGTGGCGAGCATGATCGCTTCTCGGTAGGCGTTGAGCTGAGTCCGTCCGCACATCCGGAGGTACACGTAGAGCAGCGGGAAGTAGCCGTCAGCGTGCCCGGTGTAGCCGTGAGCCCAAATGCCGCTACCGCTACCGCTCTTCGTCCGCCCCATGTTCACCCGACGCCGGTCGGAGTAGTTGGGATCCGGACGAACCCCTCGGTGGGTCTTACTCACGGACAGCGGTGAGCCGTCATACTCGGACTGCTCCCATATCCACCGGATGACGAGGTACAGCATCTCGAGCTGTGTGAGGGGCGGCACGGCGTACTTGCCTTTGTGCGCCCACGGCGCGTCGATGACGTTGGTCCAGTACCGCCCGCTGGCTTTGTAGTACGGGCCGACGACCTCGATGCCGATGCTGTGTTTGTTGTGCTTCGAGACGTGGTTCGGGCTCTCCGTCACGAGGTCGTTGTGCTGGACCACCGAGCCGTCCGGTCCGAGCATGAGGTGCACGCCACACTTCTTGCGGCGGAGGATGCGTTCCGTGGTGTCGTCCTCGTCGAAGATGTCCGGGTCGTCCGTGACGGATTCGTGGACATCGACACGGGTCGGAGCCACGGGTCGCACACGGCACCAGAAGGGCGCCCCGTGATACACCTCGAACGGCGCCGGCCTCATGCCCTTATTGACCATGACGCACCGCTCGACCTGGGTATGGTCGGAGACGACGGCGTACTCTTTGGACAACGCCTTCAGGGTGCGGGGCCCCAGCATCCCGTCCGGATGAAGCCCGAAGCTCGACTGGAAGTCCTGGACGAGCTCTGCGAACTCGTACGAGCTCTTGCTGACCAGGCCGTTGTCCGGGTGGTCGTCCACGTACGGGATCAGCTCAACGAAGCGGCCCGGAAGCCCCTCGACGGTCCACGGTTGGACGGCGTTGTATCTCTGCGCTCGATGGTTCATCTGTCCTCCTTCGGCCCCACGTCAGGAGCCCGGTACACTCGCACAGTAGCACGGCTGATGTTGGCGGGCACATTGGGTGCATCGCACCTCTCGATGGCTTGTCCGTCGGCCACAATCCCCAGGCGCCATTGCGAGCGGGGAGTCCCTGGGACGATGAAGGCAGGTTCGCCACCTCCATCGACCTCGATGCGGAGGGCGTGACGGGTTCCGACCATGACGTGCGTAACGAGCAGCTCGCCAATCCGGACCGACTCTCCGATCCTACGTTTGATCTGGAGCATCGTCCCCACCTCCCGTGACCCCGATCGGGACCGAGATCCGCTCACGCTTGACGGACATCCGCTTGACGCGACGCGTCCCGTCCCGATTCAGCATGCCCGTGTCGTAGGCAATCTTGACGAGCTCGAGGCCCGCCACGCTCACGTACCCGACGACGACCGCATACCACTTGTGGTCGACCATGACGAGGTCGCCACCGCTCACGGTTGTTTGGCCCGGCCCTGGGTTCTCGTTCATGTCACCTCCGCAGCGGAACAACGGTCCCGCCATCACACGTGCAGGATGCCGCGCCATCAGCCTCGCACTCGGGGCACGGTCCATACTCCGTCTCACGGTCTGGCAGGAGGTCGCCAACGATGGTCGCTGTCGCCTTCGTCCAGCCCAGCTTGGCTGTGTCGGACAGGCACTCCCACGGTCCCAGCATTCCGGGAGGGAACGCCAACATGTACGCCTCGTAGGCGCGTCTCGGTAAGTCGCTCATGGTCACTCCCATTCGTTCTCGATGGCCCACCAGGTGGCAAGGCCAATGATGATGATCCACAGGATTGCGAGGGTGCTCGTGCTCACGTCTCGCCTTCGTCCTCGCATCCGTTCGGACACTTGATCGACCCAGTCCACATGGCCCCGCAATCCGTGCAAACGTAGGCGAGCTCGTTCATTCCCCCGGGGGAAATATCCGGCCCAGCCTCACACGCCGAGCAGCCCGTGACCTTGCCCGCCTCGTAGTCCACGTTGAGGTCCGGATCTTCGATTCCGCAGACTGGGCAGAAGGTCTCGGGCGAGAACACTTCGTTGCCGAGCCCTGGTCCCAGTAGCTCCACCTGCTCGGCCATCTCGCGCATCGCAATCGATAGCGCTTCGAAGCCCACGCTGAACGCGCGGAGAGCCGAGGCGAGTCGGTCGGTGGCCTCGGCCTTGTCGTTCTTCACGCCCATCAGTCCACCTCGCACTCGGCACACCCTGCACCGTTGCACACATCGCACGGGCCCACGACGGGGTCGCCACCTGTTTCCGTTTTGGAAATAACTGGGTTTACCGAACATGGGCACAACGCCCAACGCCTGCCGCACCCACGACACAACCCGCCATCCACCTCGGACGGCAGGCACCCGTCGCCGTAGACGATCTCGCACTCCTCGCACCGCACCGGTACCGGCGAGCAGTCGGGGCATGGGGGGCGAAGCATCTCGCCCCTGTGGGTGTCGCGCTCGGCAACGAGAAGACCAATGCGCCCCACGATGGTGCTGTCGCCACTCCGTACCCCAGCAGCGGTGAGCGCATCGTGCGCCAGCACCTCCCGTCGGAGCGCCAGCCCACCCTCGTCGAGATCCCTCGCTCTGAGCAGCATCGCTTCCTCGCGCTTCGTCTCCCAGTCCTCGACCAGCCACTCGATGCGCTCCGGCAACGGACCATCTCGGACGCTGTGCTCGTTGAGGTGGCGGTGCGTGGTCAGGACGATTTGGTGTATCCCGTCCCGCTCATGCTTCGCCGAGTCGAGCTGTGCTTTCATGCTAGCGATGGCCGACGGCACATCAGCGGCTGCCTTCATCCAGACCGAGCGGATGCCCGACCATAGGATGGCGGCACCGACCTCTCGACCTTCCGCGAGCAGGTGGTCGTTGCGACCGCAGAGCTTCACGTCCACGTGGGCGAGCTCAGCACCGTCCAACGAGACCAGCACCGAGCACCAGTGCTTGTGCAACAGGAGGTCGATTCGCCACGCACCCTCGCCGTCCTTCGTCCAGTACGCACCGGTCGCGACGTAGTGATTCGAGCACTCGCCATCGCACACGATCCGCTGATTGAAGTGCGGCTCGTCCCCGGTGCACGGCTCCGTGGCAACGATGGGCAGCAAGGGCGTGAACGGCCTCGACGCATCGTGAAAGCACTCGGCCTTCAGCCTCTCGATCTCACGGTGCAGGCCATCGATGACCGTCTCCAGCCCGGCGATCGAGTTCTGCCTCCCGAGGAGTGCCTGGGTCAGCTCCTCGATGCGCTCGCTGCGGTGCTTAGTCTCGGCTCGTGAGGCGGAACACGTGCGAAGCAGGCGAACGCTGTGCCCGATATGCATACACAGCATCCGCATGGCCAACGTCCCCTCGTGGCCAATGGCATCGGCGTGCTCTTGTAGCTCGTCCGCTACCGCGTCGAGGTGATTCAGGACGGAGTCCCTGTCGTGCTTGTTCATGTTGCTTTGTCCTCCTTCAGAACGTAGCGCTTGTGTACGGTGTGCCCGCGTCGGAGCGGACAATCGGTCGGTGGTTTGGTGACGAGTCGACGGAGCAGGACACACGACGCGCCCCTGGTGCGATTCTCGGCAAACGGACAGCCACGTAGGCAGCCGTCCACCTCAACGTCCCGTGGTCCTATGCCCGGTGAATTGTCGGGCGCTCCGATGCCCCAGCCCCAGCCATGGTCAGCCATCATCCCTCCGTCAAAACGGGAGCCAGTTCGGCCCCAATGGTTCGCCCTTGCCCTCCCAGATCTCCCAATCGTCAGCCATCCAGTCCTCGAGCCCGAGCTTCGCATACGCCTGGGCCTTCGACTTGACGATGACTCGGCCGCCCTTCCGGTTGTGCCGTACGACGGCGATGCCGTGGTTCAGCACCAGCATGGCTGCATCCTCGAATGTCACTTCGGATATCCGTCGTGCAGCTCGCCATCGAGCATCCGTCCGGCCTTGCGTTTGCCGACGCGGTAGAAGTCGTCCGGGCAATCCAACATCCAGCCCGGCTTGCGCTCCGTCTTGCCGCCGAGAGCGCCGGGCGCCTGTTGACGGTATGTCACCCACTCGCCCCACTGCTTGAACATGAACGGGACGCCGGCACGTTTGCACTGGTCTCGCACGTCTCGCGCCCACTGCGGGTGCATCGGTCGGGCGCCCGGTCCCGACTCGCCACCCAGGACCACCCAGTTGAGCCATCGCCGTGAGCGCACACCGGGCGTCAGCAGACCCCGGCCAAGCCAGGGACGCAGATCCACGGGCCCCAACATCGGTTCTAGGCTGATCCACCGCACAGCCGCCGGAGTGGCGAGCAGCAACGGGACGCGCTTGTTTGCCGTCTCCTGGTCCTCGACCGAGACGCCCAGCCAAACGTTGGGCAGCGGCTCGGGATAGTGGGCTGAGAGGAACCGTTGCATCCTCGCCGGGCGCTTCGTCAAGATCTGGTACGTGTGCCGAGGCGTCTCGGCCATGACCTCGAACACCTTCACGATGTAGTCATCGTGAATCGTGTGCTGGAACAGGTCCGACATGGAGTCCACGAAGATCATCGACGGCTTACGCCAGCGCTTCGGTTGCCCGAGTCGCCCAGGAAGTAGTCGCACCTCTCCGGTCCAGCGTCCGTCCTTCGTCAGCCCATGGTACGCCGGAGTCCCAGGGTTCGATGCGTGGCGGTGGGCCATGCGCTCGGCGTAGCAGTTCCGGCAACCTTCCGACATCCGGGCGCACCCGATGGTCGGGTTCCACGTCCGGTCGGTCCACTCGATTTTGCTCTTACTCATGGTCACTCCACAATGCAGGCGCACCGGCGAGCCCGGTCCTGTGTAATGTCACTCAACGCCTCGACCCGCCCTTCAAGGGTGGCGATCTTGAGCAGGGCGATGAGAAGCCCGACGATTAAAGCCGTGGTGACCAAGGCGACCGCGGGAAACAATCCTTCGAGGTTCATCTGTCCTCCATGTCCCGTTGGGACCAGTACGCAATGAGTCCCAGTGCTGCGACCGGGACGGCGATGCCGAGGCCGTATGCCAGGGCTTGTATGAGAATGTCGGTCACGCCCATCCCTCCGAGCGAAACGATGAGGGTGGGTTCGGTATCTCGGGTGCGTTGCGCCGGGCGAACTTCTCGCGGGCAGCTATCCACCACAGTGGGCGGCTGGCCCCGCCCAGCCTCTCGGTCCGATGCAGGAAGCGGTAGCCGTAGCCGGGCTGCGGCCCACGCGTACACCAGCCCCCTCGGTAATACAGGGCCATCAAGCGTCGCATCCGTAGGGCGGTGCGGGTGTCGGTGCCTATGATGATCTGCGCTCCCTGTCCCATCAGTCACCTCCGTACGGGTCCAGCGGCACCCACTTCGGAGGCGGGGCCACGTTGGGGATCTTCGGTGCCGTCCTCCTGATCATGACCTCCCGAGCACTGTGCAGGCTCAGGGGCCTGTACGGCCGCAACATCACGTCGGCCTCGTCCTCACCAATGAGGTGGGCGATGCGCCTGCGTCGGGCTGCCCTGTCCGTGTGCCGCCACTGATTCGCGGAGTCCACCGAGACACCGAAGCCCCGACGGGTGACCGTAGACCGGCACTGCACGTGCTGTGGTGGTCCGACCATGCCTCGCCATGCCTCACCGAAGATCCCCAACGTGGCACGCGACACTCGGTCGAACGCCGCCCGGATCTGCCTGGTGTTCTCGTCCATCATGGCATCGGCGAAGCGCTGGAATTCCTCTCGCTGCTCCTCCGTCATCGTGATGTCGAACTCGACCACGCTGGCTCGTGTGGCGTTGGTCATGACCTCGGGAAGCTCGACGGTATCACCGACGCTGAACCCGTGCCTCGTATCGATGGGCATACCCTCGAACCGGAGGTCGTACTGCGCCTCCCAGTTCCGTAGTTGGGCTTGCCTCGCGGGCTGGACATCGAACCCCAGCTCGAAGTTGTCTGGGTTCGGGCCCTTCGTGAAGGTCGGACCGAATTGCCGACGAAGGTTCGCGGCGTGTTCCATCTCGGCATCGCTCAAGTCGAAGCTCGGTCCGAGCTGGTTGCGGATGTCAGCCCGGGCGTTGGCGTCCAGATTGAAGCCGATGGGGTCAACGGTGGCACCTCGTTCGAGGAGGTACCTCGCCTGGTCGTCGGTGACCTCGACGATCTCCTCGACGTACCCATCTCGCACCACGACATGCGACCGTGGTTGAGCGGTCCGTAGGGCTGCCTGTGCAACCTCGTCGTCGACTTGTAGTGGGATTCGGCGGCGCGCCCGTCTGGCGGCCTTCGCTCTAGACTTCTTGCCCATGCTGCCCTCCGTGTCTCCTGGAGACTCGAGGACGAAGATACATCGTCACCGCAAACATGTCCAACGAAAAAACGTTGTCGTGTTGGGCGTCTAGCGTGAGCTAATGAACTGTCGGGTGCGCACCGTTCCCGCCAGGATCACCCGTGATCCGTAGCTGTTGCTCCAGCGCATCGAGCTCGTCATCGGTCATCGTCCGAAGGTCTTTGTCGGCCAGCCCATGACGGATCTCGATGGGTTCGTCGAGGCCCAGTAGCTCAGCTCGTCTCCGCTTCACGTCGAGGACGACACGTAGCCACTTCGGGTCGCCAGGAGACGGGGGGCCGCCCTTCGTGAGCGGACGACGGGTCCGTTGGAAGCCGACCCACGCCTCGCCCTCGATGACCGAAAGCTCCTGAAGCTCCCTCGCCTTGATGTCCGTGATGTTGCCGAGCATCGCCTCTCGCCACTCAACCTCGAGCGCCTTCACGTCCTTGACGATGGTGCCGCGCGAGACCTTCAACGCCTCGGCGATCTTGCCTTGCGTGATGCGCATTGCCAGCATCGAAGCGACCTTCGACCGACGTAGCCTCACAGCCTTCGACGGCGCTCTCTTCGGCCTCCGTGGAACCGTCTTGTTCAAGTGTTCGCCCGCCATGTGTTCGCCCTCCAGCTCGACTTTCCTCTATCGTCTCGCACACTTATCGTAGTTGAACATCAACCCCCGATCCAGCGCACATTCTCACGCATTGGCGCGAGGGTCGTATTTCAGCATGAAACCAGGCAATCCCTGCCCCATCGAATGCTCGTATCGGAGCGCTGCTGAGGCCTGATAGTACGGAATTCCAAGCTCGCGACGCACCGTTGCCTCGACCTCGTCGCGAAGCTCAACAATCTCAGCCTGGTCGAGATGGTCGGTGAAGACGTACGCTCGATATCCATCGTTGGGGTCGCCTTTGTAGTAGTCAGGCGTGGACGTGTAGTCGAGGTCGATGGAGTGCAAGCGCTCACCCGTCTTGGCGTGGGTGTACGTCCACACGCCATCCAGCGTCTCGTGCTTGATGGCCTGGTCGTAGTAAGGCGTGCCGGGGTAGCAAGTGATCACGGTGCAGTCGAAGTCGTCCACGTCCTCGGCGATGAGCCATTCCGAGATGGCGGCGATGGACTCGCGCGACTCGCCGGGGTGGCCGACGGACATCAACGCTTTGATCTTCATGCCAGCGGCTTTGACGATGCGGACGCACCTCGTATTTTCCTCCAGCGTTGCACCTTTGGAGATACTCTCGAGGATGCCGTCGTCGGCCGCCTCGAAGCCCGTCAGAATCCAGCGCCAGCCTGCACGATACATCCACTCCGCCTGTTCCTCGGTGAGCAGTTGCGACTTGATAAAGCCCCGCATGCGGAACTCGACGCCGTGTGCGTCCTGGTATTCGCAAATCGCCTTCAGGAGGTCCACGAAGCCACGGTTCACGTTCAGCTCGTCATCTTGGAACATGAAACCTTCGTAGCCGTAGACCTGGTGCAGGTGGGCAATCTCACGCACCACGGACGCGGCACTCCTCGACCGTATGACCCGGAACGCCCTGGAGCTTCGCCCACCGCAAAAGCCGCAGCGGAAGGGGCAGCCCAGCTGGCTGATGATGCTCGTCGCCTTCCTCCCGTCAATCTCGTAGTGGTACGAGCTCATGTCGATCAGGTGGCGGGCGGGGAGCGGAAGCTCGTCGAAGTCCTTGCTGGACATCCAGTGCGGGCTCTTCGTGTCGTCGGCGTCCACGACCTTCGGTGGGTCGTCGCCGATGGCTGTGTGGATGGCGAAGTCGCCGTCGCCGACAACGATGACGTCGAACGCGTCCTCGACTTGGCGGATGTGTCGCTCCGCTCGGCCACTGCTCACGCGCCGGGAGGCGTAGACGAGGGTGGCGTGGGGGCCGCCGAGGATAAGTCGGACCTCCGGGGAAGTGTCTCGGATAACCGTGGCGAGCTCCAGGGCCGCGGGCACTTGTGGAGTAGTGGCAGTTATGCCGACGATGGACGGCCCCACGGTTGATAGGCAGGCGACAACGGCGTCGAGGTGATTTTCAACACCGCTGAGATCGAGCACGGTGACGGCGTGCCCAGCGGCCTCTAGCGAGGACGCCACACGCAGCACTCCGAGGCTGGCGAAGACCCGCTCGTCCAGCAGGAATGGCGACGGGGGGATCACGAGGCAGATATTCATTTCAGCTCCATGGCGAGGCGCTCGAAGTATTCGCGCGTGTGCTGGAGACCTTCATCGAAGGCGACGCGGGGTTGCCAGCCCAGGCACTCACGGGCGAGCGTGATGTCCGGGCGGCGCCTCACGGGGTCATCTTGCGGAAGCGCTTCACGGGCAATCTCGACCCCGTACATCTCGGCGATGCGCTCGGCCACCGAAAGCACGGTGCGCTCGTCATCGTTGCCGATGTTGAACACGCCCCAGGGCTCGTGCTGACTCTCCAACATCAAGGGCGAGGCGTACGCTTGGACGATGCCCCGAACGGTATCGCTCACGTAGCAGAAGCTCCTGGTCTGCGACCCATCTCCGTAGACCGTCAACGGGTGGCCGCTGATGCCCTGAGCAAAGAGGTTCGGGAGCAACCGTCCGTCGTCCCAGGCCATGTTCGGGCCGTAGGTGTTGAACAGCCGGACCACGACCCACGAGCTCGCAAAGTGGTACAGCAGCGCTTCAGCGAGACGCTTGCCCTCGTCGTAGATCGAGCGTGGGCCGAGCGTGTTCACCGCGCCCCGATACGACTCCTCCTGAGGATGGCAGTCGGGGTCGCCGTACACCTCGGAGGTCGAGGCGAGAACGAGGGTGGAGTCAGTCAGCTGACTGAGCTGAGCCAGCACCATCGTGCCCTGACAAAGCGCCCGAAAGGTGGCGCGAGGGTGGGCCGCATACATCTTCGGGGAGGCGGGGCACGCCAGGTGGAAAATGACCGTCACATCCCGCAGGATGTCCAGCGCCAACGACCCCGGTCCAATGTCCAAATCAGCCACGTCGAGCAATCCTCCGAGCTGGTGGACGGCCCCAGGTGGTATATCGAGGCGACGGAGGTTTGCCTCGCTGCCTGTGCACCCGTTGTCGATGCCGACGACCTCCCAGCCAGCATCCAGAAGGGCACGAGTGAGGTGCGAGCCGATGAAGCCGAGGTTACCTGTGACGAGCGCTTTCATGTATGGACCTTCCCTGGTGCGAGTTTGGTGCTGGTGTCGCCAACGAGCTCGCCCGACTCACGGTAGCGCAGGTCGCAGGCGTATTCGCGCTTCGGAATGTCACCCTCGATGGGCACCAGCTTGTTGCGCTTGAACGGGCTGTAGTCGACACTGTGATGAACACGCCCGTAGCGCTTCACGATCTTCGCATACTGCGGGAACAGGTCCACCAGCATCTTCGACTTCTCGTACGTGCCGTCCTTGTACAGATCGAACATCCCTCCCGGGACACGCATGGTTTGAACCTTCATCTGCAGGAAGGCGTAGAAGAGCAGCGTGCACCAGCCAGCCTCCATGATGTCGATCGAGAGGATGACGTCGTCGTTGAAGCGGCCGCGCCAACGCATCGGGATCTCGTTCAGAATCAGGTTGCACGAGAAGATCCGGCGGTTGACCGCGAACGGTGGATACTTCTTACGCACCATCGCAAACATCTCGTACTGTGGCCCAGCCATGGCGACGTTCTTGTAGCGGTCGCAGAAATCCTCCATGGCAGCGAACGGCACGCCGTTGCCGCACTTGACGATCTGGTTCCGGTGGAAGCGAGCGAACCCGCGAATGTTGTCGTCCATAACCCAGTGCCGCTTCGCGCCGTACGTCTCCGTCGAGTGGTCCCAGGCGAAGTTCCGGGCTGGGCCTGGACCGGTGGACTTCGTCAGCCCGTGCTCGTCGCAAACCTCGTACTCCTCGAAGTACCGTCGCGGGACCACGAGAATCGTGCCGAACTTCGGGTCGGTGACGGCAGCGTACTGGTCGTATTCCTGCTCTTCGACGACGATGTGGTGGGGCGTTTGCATCCACTCCAGTTGCTTCATCGTGAGCCGGGTCTCGTAGCGACCCTTCGAGGGCAGGTAGATCGGGTATCGTGGCTGCTCGATCTTCACTTCATCACCTTGTCAGTCAGGTACATGCGCTCCCGCCACGGGAACCAGACCTTGTTCGTCTTGGCGGAGACGGTCTTCAGCTCCAGGCGCTTGGCGAACTCCTCCACGTCCTCGTCCGAGGCGAAGGAAACTGTGATCGTTCGGTGGGCCGTGAGGTCGTCCTGCTGAAACTCAGGCATCCCGGTCCACATCGCTTCCGGGTCCACGTCCTGATCTACGTCCCCAGCGAGTGCACTCAACTCAGCGAGCGTGTACCCCGTACCGATCAGGGTCCCAACATCCTGCTGGACGTATTCCAGAAGCTCAGCGAGCTTCGCGTTGTCGTACGTGGCGAGATCCGAGGTGCGGTTGTCGGCGAGCATGATGCGAAGCGCTTCATCGTCGGAACACTCAACCCAGATCACCGGCAGCTTCTTGGCGCCCATTTCACGAGCGGCGATCAGCCGATGGTTCCCCGCGAGTACGCAGCGGGTGGACTTCTGGACTACGAGCACCCCGTAGAATCCGTTGGCCTTGATAGACTCCCGGATCTTACGGGTGTCGCCTGTGCGCGGGTTCTCGGGGTGGACGACGAGCGAGTCCACGTCCTCGAGCTTGTATTTCTGGCTGTTGAGCTTCACGTGCGTGACCTCCGTGTGCGCCGCTACGCGGCGGGTGGGTTTTCGGGGAGGTCGGAGCACAGCGGCTGGCGAACTCCTTCATCCTCCTTCGCGGGCGAGTCTAGCCGACCAGGCGCGAGGTCCGCAAGCGGGTTCGGTCCGGGTGGGTCTGGGGGGATTATAGGGGGGATATACGAGATACTTTGTATGAGCTACGAGGAGAGATCCTACGAGCTCGAGATTCTACATACGGGAATATCAGGATCCCGTAGTACACAGCATTTACAGATTCCCGTAACACACAGCAATCAGCCGAGGTTCCCGCAGGTTGCTGAAATGTGGGACAGTGCACACACGACCCCGCCGCTGACGACGTCCAGCCAACGTGTTGAGAAAAGGCGTGTTTCTGACTGATTGTAACTGATTTACATTTCTATGTTGACTTTGAACACGCCAGGCCCCATAAATTGAGCGACCCAAGTTGTCGATTGGGCGACCAACCCCGAGTCTGAAGGAGACACGATGAACAACGCTTCCACCCGCATCCAGTCCGACCTCGCTGCTGACATCCGCTCCCTCGTGGCCCAGGAGGGCGGGCGCGAATCTATCTCTAAAGTCATCGACGGCCTCCGACACTCCTCCCGCGCCGCCCACCTCCCCGAGTCCGGGCGCAAGTGGAGCCTCGGTCGCGGCACCATCGTTTGCACCTCGGCCGCCTCCATCATCGAGCTCGCCACCGAGCACGGCCTTACCCTTGAAGAGAACGCCCGCGGGCAACGCTTCCTCGTCCTCGACGAAGATCCCCATTGCGAAGAGTGTGACGAGGAAGGTTACTGGCCCCTCTGCCCCTCGTGCTTGATGGACGAGGTCCAGTGCCACAACGCCAACGAGCTCGAGCACCTCAGGCGTGAGTACGAGAAAGGCGTGGACGAGTGGCGCTTCTGGTGCGACAAGGCATCGACCGCGTTGTACGACATCATCCAGAACACAGCGAGGGGCCTGGATGTTACGGCCAGTCACCACGAGGAGCACCTGAGCTTCGAGCTGAAGGCGATGACCGCCATCGAGAATGGCGCTGGGCTGTTGGAGATGCGCGGCATCGACGGCCCCATCCTGATCGACATCGAGACCAACCCGCAGACGGGCTTCTTTGATGCGAAGCTCCGTAGCTCCAACATGCTGCTGTGCTCCGCCCGCGTCGCCATCAAGGCGAGGCACGGGGCGGCGGCCGCCATCGCTGCTGACGAGAACCTCTGGCGTTGAGTCCACCGGGTTCGGGGCGAGCACATACTCTCGCCCCCTCCCTGGTGCACTTCGCACCATCAACCCCAACCGTCGCCACGGGCGACAAGGATGACACCATGACGAACGCTACCAACGCCCCCACCTCCACCATCGAGACCTCGAACGCGACTGCCGAGCTCGCCTCCACTCCCGACCAGGAGATGATCGGTTACATCGCCTACCACACGCTCGCCAGCACTTACATCGAGGCCGACGTGGTCAACGATGCCCTGGATGCCATCAAGGTCGAGGCGTTCTCGGGCTGGGAGGTCACGGGCGTCGAGCACGGCACCGTGTTCCGCCGCCGACTCCGCGCCATCAATCATCGCTACACGAAGGACGAGGCGAAGGACAACAGCCGCAAGGTGTTCTGCCTCGAGCTTCCCGAGGATGGCGACATCGCCCGCTACGCTGTCCACGTTGGCAAGGCCACCGGGAAGCGCTCGCACTCTCTGGCTCAGCTCGCCATCGTCGAGCTCGACAACAAGTCCCTGGAGGTCAGCTGGAAGTTCATGAACGAGGCGAGGCTCAGGGACGAGGCGGACGACGCGTACCTCGCTCGCATGGAGGTCACGGGCTACGCCAGCACTTACAAAGAGGTCACGCCCCACGACGTACAGGTCACCGGGAAGCTGATCTCGTCCGCGTGCGAGCGCATCCGGAACGAGGGTGGCAAGGTGGACAACAGCAGGATTCACGGGCTGATCCGGCGCCTGCTGTATGCGGGTGAGATGCACATCCTGAACCTCCGCGCCACGGGCGGTATCTACTTCGTCCCGAACATCGAGGCACGAGGAGACGAGAACCCAGCCCACCTCATGCGGCTTCTGGGCGAGCTCGTCGAGCGCGTCGGAGACAACACGTTGTACCTGATCCCGCAGTTCGCCAAAGAGGGGACGATCAAGGCGATTCAGGCCGGGGCCAACGAAACGCTGGGCTCGAAGATCGCCGAGCTCGAGGAGCAGATGAAGTCCATCGAGGAGATCAGCAGGGCGTCCGCGCTGGCCTCGAAGCTCGGGCACATCAAGAACGTGATGGAAACGGCCAACGTCTACGCTGACCTCGTCGAGTTCAAGGCTGACCACCTCCGGGAGCGCATCACGCAAGTCGAGACCCACCTGACCGACGTCATCAACGAGCGCAAAGAGGCGAAGGCGGCCAAGAAGACGACGAAGCGCGAGAAGAAACCTGCCTTCGACGCTGAGGCCGAGCGCCAGCGAATCCGCGAGGAGGTCAAGGCCGAGATGGCAGCCGAGCGTGAGCGCATCCGGGCTGAGTTGATGGCCGAGCTGATGGAGTCGCCCCTGGTCGAGCCCGAGACCGAGGTCGGACCTGAGCCCGCCACGTGCCTCGCTGATGTCGAAGACTTCAGCCTCCCGACTCCGAGTCAGCTCCGGGCTGCGGCCAAGGACGCAAAGGGGAGCGGGGTCGGGATCGCCGGCCGGGTCATCATCACGAAGGACGAGCACGGGTACGCCTGGGAGGTCAAGGCCGAGGGCGTGACCTTCGGCTCGAGTCACCTCCCCAGCCAAGCGGCGGTGATCGACTCCGTGCTGGGAGCCGTCCAAGGCTGACGTAGCTTCACGGTAGCCGATGGGGTGCATACTCCACCGGCCTCCGTGAGCCACGCTGGCTCAGCCTGGCCACGCGCCAGCTAACCCCGAGAACGGAGACGATCATGGCAACCTCAATCGCACCTCAGAAGCTCGCCGGAATCCGGGCCGACCTGAACCTCCAGGTCCTCGACCAGTCCGAAGCCATCGACCTGTGCCTCACCGCTGTCGTGATGAACGACCACGTCGCACTCGTCGGGCCGCAGGGTGAGGGCAAGACGTTCCTGGCCGAGCGGCTGGCTCACTACATCCCGGGCGACCTGTTCTACCACCTGCTGAGTCGTTTCTCGGCTCCGGACGAGGTGCTCGGCCATCACAGTCTGGCGAAGCTCCAGCAGGACATCTACGAGCGCCGGACGGTTGGCCGTGCGCCGGAAGCCGAGCTCGTCGTTCTCGACGAAGTGTTCAAGGCGAACTCGCCCATGCTGAACTCGCTGCTGGGCATGATGAACGAGCGGGTCGTCGATGGCATCCCGTGCAAGCTCAGGACGCTGGTCGGACTCTCGAACGAGTGGCCTCGCTCCATCGACTCCCTCGACCGTTCCGGCGACGACGAGTCCCTGCTCCCATTGTGGGATCGCTTCGTGCTCCGGCTGGAGATCCAGCAACCGCAGGCCGACTCCACCTTCAAGGCGATCATCCGTAACTCGCTCCCCGGACCGAGCGCGCCTGTGCTCAGCGCGGCGGACCTCACGGAGCTTGAAGACAAGTGCGTGAAGCTCCACGAGAACATAAGCGACGGCATCATCAACGCCCTCCTGGACATCCGCAGCCGCCTGGTCATCAACGGCGTGCACGTCTCCTCGCGGCGCTGGTACAAAGCCAGCAAGGCCCTGGCTGGGTACGCGGTCGTTTGCGGCGACGATGCCATCAAGTTCGCTCACCTGAAGGTGCTGCGACATGTCCTCTGGGGCACGCCCGAGCAACGTGAGGCCGTGGCCGATGCCGTGATGCAATCCGGCGCGCCCGAGACCGCGGTGGCACTCAACATCGAGGCCGAGATCGAGGATACCCTGGCGACCTTCAGTAACCTCCCGCGGTCCAGCGCCGACCGACCAAACGTGATGCACGACCTGATCAAGACCGTGAACGCGAATATCAAAGAGCTGGAGCGGCTCGACCGTGACCCGAAGACGGTGGACCACGACGAGGTTCGGCGTGTCATCGCGAGGCTGAAGGAAGTCCGCGCCGAGATGATGGCCGAGATGCACGCTGCACTGAGCCTGTGAGTCACACGCAACGGGAGGGCTGAACCATGACGAACATCCGACTCCAAAAGATCGACCCCGCCACGAACACGGACAAGTTCTACGACGTGGCCACGCGCTTCGACCCGACCACCGGGCTCTGGGTCGTCGAGCAGCGCTGGGGACGAAACGGCTCCGCCGGCCAAACGAAGACGCAGTCAGTGTCGACCGAGCACAAGGCGAAGCTGGTCGCCCAGCGGATCGTCGAGATACGGATCAAGAAGGGTTACGTCTACGTCCGAGACGATGTGGTCGCCACGCAACAGAAGCTGACGGACCTCCGGGTTGCTGCCCGCAAGGCACGACGGAGCAACGTCCAGCGGATGCGGGATGCGAACTCGTACGGCGACCTCCTGTTCAACCTCTCGCGCGTGACTCGGGCGATGAGCCGGCTGGCGACGGACCGCTACCAATCCATGTCGTCCGCCCAGCAGATCATCGACCTCGCCTTCGAGCAGCGCTTCGCTACCGAGGACGAGGGGCGGATGACCAACGAGCTCTGGGGTCGGTTGTACGAACCCACGGCCGAGCGCCAGGAAGCGAAGGACGACACGAGCCCGGCTCGGTCGACACTCCACGAGCAGCTCGACCAGCTTCCCGAGTGGCAGAAGCTCCAGGAGCGCTGCCGGCGTGACGCGGCGATGGCAACCGTGTGCGCCCGCCACCTTGCCGAGCACGTGGTCGCTCCAGCCATCGGCGAATTCCCCGAGCCGGAGCCCACGCCTCCGCCCACCGAACCGGGTGACCCTGGAAGCCCCGGAGGCAGCGGAGGAGACCAGCAACCCCAGGGCGATGCCAATGGGCAGCCGGACCCAGCGGGCGACCTCTCGGCGAGCGACAAAGCCAGGATGCGTGCCTCACTGGCCCAGGGACTACAGGAAGCCCACAACGCCCTCGACCAGGCCGAATCGGCGATGAGCTTCGCCTGGGGTAGCGAGGCCGCCCAACGAGGTACCGATGCGAACCCGGCCGAGGCCATGGCGTTGGCTGACCTCCTCGCCAAAGACCGCGGGATGCGTGAGCTGATGGAGCGGGTCGGGAGGCTGATGCGGTCGTTCAAGGCGATCGAAGACAACGAGTACGGCGGTCGCGGGACGACCCCATATTCCATCACGCCTGACAACGACCTCCGGCGCCTGCTTCCGTCCGAGCGGATGCGGTTGGCCCACCCCGCGACGAAGCTACAAACGATGTACCGCTTCATGCAGAAGCAAACGCTGTGCTACGACGTGAGGTCCAAAGAGCCGAAGGCCCATGGTCCGTTCGTGGTCTGCATGGACACGTCGAGCTCGATGCGAGACGAGAGGCTGATGGCCGCCAAGGCGTTCGCCATCGCTGCCATGCAAACGGCTACGATCCACGGCCGAGATATCCACCTCGTCGAGTTCAACAGCCATGCGTTCCTCGTCCCTGTTGCCCTCGGCACTCCTGGGGATCGGGTCAAGACGATCAGGGACGTGGCCTCGGTGAGCGCTCGCGGCGGCACTGACTTCGTGAGCGCCCTACGTGTGGCGGCGGAGTATATGGACGCCAAGACGGATGTGCTGTTCATCACCGATGGCGAGTGCGAGATCGGCGACGGTCTCGAGTACCTCCCCGAAGGGTCACAGCTTCACTACATCCACATCGGCCACGGCCACCCGAACAACGGACTCGCCCGAGAGGCGGTACAGGTCCTGACTACCGACAACTTCGAGAACATGAGCGAGCTCGCGACGATGGCGATCGGGGCTGCTCGACCAGAATAAGCTGACGGCCGCTGGGTGCCACGGGGTTGTACGTGGCGGTCGTCGCACGTCCACCAGCAACACAGGAGACCGCATGAACATCAAACGCAACGTAGCAATCCGAGCCGCCATGCTCGAACACTCGGTCACCGGCCACTGGTCGGACGAGGAGGTCATGAGGCGGACCGGCTGGGCGAAACACACCTGGCGTCGGTACCGCAATGGCGAGTTCTCGGGCATCGACATCCTCGCCTCCGTGGCCTGGGTCCTGGCGTGCGACCCCGAGCACCTCGTCAGCGATGACGTGGGTGCCGTGACCTCCAGGCCGATCCCGGCGTGGTCGTACCTCGAAGACTTCAGCCGCCTCGGAAGCATCCCGTTCAGCAAGTACATCGAGCGCGTGATCGAGGAGGGCAACGAGAAATGGATCTGAACATCCCACGAGAAATGCTCACGCAAGCGATCACGCCTGACCCGCGCGAGGAGAAGATAGCGGACCCGCAGACCGCGCGCGTGCTCCGCATGAACGGTCACCGCCTTCAGCTCATCGCTGTCCGGAACAGCCTCCGAGAACTCGACTCGGACGACACGATGAATGGCGTCCCGTTGTCACTCAGGCAACAGGCCGAGCTCGACCAGTGCATGGGCTCCATCGCCCGCGCTGCGATTCACTTGTCTCGCCTCGGGCGAATGCTGGAGTCGGACATCGCCGAGCAGCGTGGATGCATGGCGTGCAACGCCCTACAGTCAGTCTGCCCGGATTGCGTGTGCGTGGATTGTGGAGGCACGGGCACGGTGCGCATCGTCTCGAAGGGCGGGCACATGGAGACTGACGGCTATTGCCCATCGTGCACTGAGGGTGGCAAGAATGGCTGACCAGCCCTTCGAGCTCGCACCGGCTGGTGCGGAGTGCGAGGTTAAGGACCTCGACCAGTTTTGGACTCCACCGTGGCCGACGCTCGCACTGCTAGAAAACCTGGGCGAGCTCGGTCCGAAGCCGACCGATACCATCCTCGAGCCGTGCGCCGGAGCCAATGGCATCACGTCCGTGTTGCGCAGCAAAGGGCTGCTCGTGAACACGGGCGACATCGACCCTGAAATGGTCGAGCGCTACGGTCACCACTACACGTGGGACTACGCTTCGCCACCGAAGTCGGGCGGCTGGGACTGGGGGATCACGAACCCGCCCTTCAACCAGGGGACCGCAATCGTCCGTCGGTTGTTGGCCGAGTGCACACGGGTGGCAGTCCTGCTGCGGTGCACGTGGGGCGAGCCGTGCCTCGAGGAGCGCGAACCCTGGGAAGGACGGGCCAGCCTCTTTGACCTCGACCCCCCGTCGAGGATGATCTGGATCCCACGTCCGACCTTCGGGTTGCCCTCCGGCAGCTTCAAGGGTTCGACGGACTCGGCAACCTGCTGCTGGTTCATCTGGGGCACGCCCTCGAACGGTGGCACCGAGACGTTCTGGGTTCATCCGCGAGACGTGTGGCGACACGTGGGCCAGCTCGCCCTCGACCTGATGGAGGTTCCCTGATGGGACTCACAGCACACAACGCCATCGTCGTCGTCGGCACGGATGTCGTCGCCATCTACGGGGCGCGCCGCAAGGCGGTCGAGATCTTCGGAGGTACCGAGGACGGCGGCCCAGTGAGCGAAATTGTGGGGCCGACCGCGAATAACACCTGCTCGTTCTTCGTAGCCCCCGACGGCAGCAAAGAGGGATGGGCGAGCTCGGACGAGGGCGACATCAACCGCCACCTCTTTATCGATTACTTGCGGGCCGTCGCTGACTACTCACGGAGTGGACGAGGCGACGGCCCGTGCCCATTGGATTGGGTCGAGGTTCGCTTCGGCGAAGTGCCGGCCCACATTTGCAGAAGCCATCGTGCCACGGAGGAAATATGAGCACGCTACGATACATCAGTGACAGCCAACGCACGAGCGCCGGTTGCTCGCAGCGCTGGTTCCTCTCGTACGGGCTCGGACTCGTCCGCCCGGCGAAGGACAAGAAGCCGTACCTCGGGATCCTATGGTCCCAGATCATGCACCGACTCCGGGACCGGTATGACGACGAGACGCTGGACGATGTCCTGGCCTGGATCGACCGCGCCGAGAAAGAGCACCTGGACTCCCGCGGTCAGCACTTCCTGACTGGGGTTGAGGAGACCGCCGAGGCATTCGGAGAGGCCCGCAGGTTGCTGAAGCGCTATGTGCGCTATTGGAAGGACAGGCCAAACCTCGGCACGGTCATCTTCAGCGAGAGGCGGTTAGACTCGGCCGTCCTCACGGCCAACGGTCACCCGTCCACGAAGACCGGCTGGCTCGGCTACCTCGATAAGCTGGTGGAGATCAACGGCGACCTCTGGGTCGTGGACCACAAGTCGACATCGATCCCCATCGCTGACTGGCGGGAGAAGAACCAGGACAAGCCACAGGGCCTGACGTACGCCTGGCTGGTGCGGCGAGCGTTCCCTGGACGAAGGGTGCGCGGAATCATCTTCGACGTCGCCTACACGAACCAGCCTCGGCCGTGGACGAGCTTCGAGAAGATCAACACCGGGAAGCGCTTGCGGAAGCCACAGGGCATCCCGCACACGACGGCTGACCAGTGGGGCCGGGCCATCATCAAGAACGGCTTCGGGTTCCACGACACCGACAAGCTGGACAAGGGCACTGGCGTCACCGAGGCCGGTTTCTACATCACGGTCGGGAAGGCGTTGCGGCGTCGAGACGAGCGAAACTTCTGGTTCCATCGGATCGAGATTCCGATCACGGACGAGAACCTCGCGCGAGCGGAACGGGAGCTGTACCTCGAAGGCACACGCATTCGCCTCATGCGAGAACGCGTGGCACCGCTGCGGGCGAAGATCAAGCAGAAGCACGAGGAGGGCAACCCGTCCGGCATGGCCCAGGCCGTGTCCGAGCTCTGCCACAAACACGGCGCGGAGTACCCGCGCAACCCGTCGATGTGCCACCAGTTCAACCGCAAGTGCGACTACGCCTCGCTGTGCAAACACTGGAGCCCGGAGGCGGCAGGACGGTACGTCTACAAGACGTACAGGGAGGATAGAAATGGCGACGGTGCAACAGATACCAACGAACCTGATGATGCTGGCAATGTCGTTGCTGACAGCGATGGAGACGATGCCACCGAGGCACCCGGCACACGGACCGAGTGAACGGGTCGTCGTGAACATCATGGCTTCGACCGAGGAGGAGCGAAAGTCGGCCTGGTGGAACACTGCTCTCGACCGAGAGATCTCGTACATCAGCGGGGCCATGCATACCGAGCGATATCAGAAGATGAAGAACGCCAAGGCCAATGACAGCATGGTGCTGGGCCTGGTCATGGCGATGCTGGAGGATAGCGATGCGAGTGGGGACGAGTAAGACACTTTGGGGGGATCGGCCCTTCATGAAGGTGCTGGGGTACGGCAAGACCGGCACCGGTAAGACGTACTGGGGAGCAGCCGCTCCCCGACCCTTGATCTTGCTTCGGGAGGAACAGGGGCTGGCAACCATCGTCGAGCGGAACCCGGATGCGACCGTCATCGTCATCGAGTCCTGGCAGGACTTCGTCGATGTCTACAGCTTGGTCAAGACGGCTGAGGTCACGACCGCTTCCAATGGACAGCCGGCCTGCCACATCACGCTGAACGGCGAAAGCATCTACTTCCAATCCCTGGTCGTGGACAGCTTCACCGACATGCAGAAGCTGATGGTCGCGCACGTGAAAGGTGTCGATTCCAACGAGCTCGAGGGCGAGGGCGACATCTCGATCAAGCAGTGGGGTCGGATCATCAACGTCACCGAACACGTGCTTCAGGATCAGCGAGCGATACCGTGCAACACGGTGTTTATCTGCCTCGCCGAGATGGCACAGGACGACCTGAATCGGGTCATGATGGCCCCCGCCTTGTACGGGAAGCGACTCCCGGCCGAGATGGGCCAATTCTTCAACGCTGTCGGCTACTTCACGAAGAACGCCAACGGCGAGTTCGTGGTCGTTTGGAACGGCGACGATCGATTCATCACCAAGCCGCCCCACGGGTGGCCTGATCTCACCGAGAATTCGCGGGAGCCGGGGCGGGTATCGCTCGGCTCCCTGATGCTCGCAACCCAACAGTCCGACATCGCTGTCGCGCATGAGGAGCACGACAGCGCCGAGTTCATCCGCACCAACGAAACCCAGAACCAGGAGACGGAAGATGTTTGATCCCAACGACAACAAGTACGACACATTCGGCAAGGTCAGCCCCGGAGCCCATATCCTCCGCATTACGAAGGCCGAGGTCACGAAGTCCCAGTCCGGGAACGACATGATCGAGTGCACGTTCACCGTCATCGGTGACGACCCAGACAAGGGGACTGAGATCCCGTGGAACTACTTCGTAATCAAGGACAATTCGCTTTGGAAGCTGGCTGAGATGTGCCGCTCGCTCCACCCGAAGGTCGGGCCCTTTGACCCCCGCAGCCAGCAGGAGGTGAACACGTCCGTGCTGGGCAAGATCTTCGTCGGGCACGTCATCCACTACGAGGAGAAGTACGACGGCCAGATGCGAACGAAGGTCAAGGTCGACCAGTACCTCTATCCGGACGACAAGATCATCAAGGCAGCAGGGGCGTACTCGGGCGGTGGGCAGGCACCGGCTGGCGGTGGCGGTAACACGCATGACGATATCCCCTTCTGACCTGGCGATGCTCCGCTCGCGGCTGCTGTACTACTGGTCCGTCAGCCGCGACGAGCCCGTCTCGACGATCACCCCGGCAGCCATCGAGAAGCTGCTTTGCCTGCCGGGGTGGGACGCCGAGTCGGAGGTGGCGAAGGATATCGTGCAACGACTTTCCGAGGGGATCATGACCAACGTTCTCGACAATGGCGCGCTGGAGATACACGCGGTCGCATCAGATTCCGTCGAGGACGTGTTCCTGCATTGGCAGATCCGGACCGGGAGGACGCGCACACGGCTGACCACAAAGCGCCGAGGCAAGATCGGGGCACGGTTGGCGGAAGGGTTCAAGACCGGGCAGCTCAAGCGAGCGATCGATGGGATCGTCCAGAGCTCGTGGCACATGGGCCAAAACCCGAACCGGACGAAGTACGTCGGCATCGACGTCGTGTTCCGGGATGCCGACTCCGTTGAGCGCTTCATCAGCACGGGCGACGCGTACGTGGACAACGACGAGCTCGGTGGCGATCAAGTGAAACAGATACGAGCTGAATGGGCGAAGCGGAGGTCCGGATGACGACGGAGACGGTCGAGTCATACTTCAGGCGAAACGGTGTCAAATACAAGCGGATGTCGTCGGGGGCGTACGGGGTAAACCTGTCCTTCGACTGCCCCCAGTGCGGCAAGAAGAATAAGGCCACGATCAACAACGCAACGTGGTTGTGGCAGTGCTTCTCAGGGTCGTGCGACGCGAAGGGCAACGAGCTCGTGTTGAAGCGCGAGCGGGGCGACATCTACGACATCCAGGGCAATGATGGTATCGACCTCGAACGTCTCCGCAACGAGCAGTTCGCCGAGGCGCTAGCCGCCCGCGCGGCTGCTCGCAATGATGTCGAGAGGTGGGCGCTAGACCTATGGTCGCACCCGTTGGCCGAAGGTGCCCGTGACTATCTCGCCGGCCGGGGGATCTCCCGTAGCGTGGCTGAGGGAGCTTGCCTGGGTTGGTCCCACGCATGGCCTGGGCGTGAGCCGATGCACGACTACGGGATGCTGATGATCCCGGTGCTCACCGAGCCAGGCAAGACGGAGACCTGTGCGATGGTCAAGGTCAGGTCGCTGAATCCGGACGTCCCAAAGAGCGACCGTTACCGGAGGCTCGCCGGGGGAGAGTCCGTGCTGTATGCCCCGAACGGCATCGACCCCAGCAAGCCGATCGTCCTGGTCGGCGGAGAGATCGATGTGCTGTCCGTGATCCAATCGCAATGGATGAACGTGTGCTGTCCGACCACGGGCGAGGGTTCGTGGTCGGACGTCTACACCAAGCAGCTCGCCGCCTGCCCCGACATCGTGATCATTTACGACAACGACCAGGCCGGGCGCGACGGTTCCCAGATGGTCGTCAACACGCTGGGCATCCACCGTTGTCGAATCGGCAGGTGGCCAACGACCATCGAGGGTGGCGACGCGAACGATGTGCTGAAAGAGCACTTGAGCGAGTTCGACATCTTCATGATGCAAACCATCGTCAACGACGCGTCGGTGCCGAAGATGGCTGGGATCATCAAGCCCGGCTCGCTGCGTGATCGGATCCACTCGATGCTCTCGGGCGAGCTCGCCATGGGCTGGCCAACGGGATGGGCGGATCTCGATGCCCAGCTTGGCGGATGGCGCCCTGGGGAGGTCACGGTCGTCACCGGAGACACGGGTTGCGGTAAGACGTCGTTCACCTCGCAGGCCGCCGCGTACCAAGCGGAACACGTAGGCCACGGAGTCCTGTACGCGCCGCTGGAGATGGGCCCGGTGCGGCAAATGATGAAGTGGATGCGACAACGCGCCAAGTGTTCGCCACGGAAGCTGGAACGCTCCGTCGCCGACGGCTACATCACGAAGCTCGCTGACCTCCCGCTGTTCATTTTCTACACGCGCGAAAAGGGCAACATCGAAGCCTGGCGCAACACCTTCTGGTACGCCCGGACCAGGCTGAATGTGCGGTTCGTAGTGCTCGACCACCTGCACGCTTCGGTCAACGTAGGCAAGGGTGAGCGGGAGGAGCTGGAGGGTATGTCCCAGATGCTCGCTGAGGTCGCGGTCGACACCGATATGCACATCATCAACGTCGCCCACCCTCACCAGCTATCAACACCGAAGGGGGCGAAGGACCGAGACAACGTCATCGTTCAGCTCTCGGACTTGAAGGGGACGAGTGCGATCAAACAGTTCACGGACAACACGCTGTCGGTATGGCGAGGGAGGAAAGCGGATCGATCGAAGGTGGTAGGCAATGACGGCTACGGCACGTCGATCGTCTACCTGTTGAAGGTTCGGGACGAGGACGGGATGGAGGGGCGGGTGCCGTTCCGCTACGACGTCGAGGCAGCATTGATGCTGGACGACAACGTCTCGTCCATGTTCACGAACACGGGACCCAAACAACACTGGACGGAAACCGATGACTGAAGGAGCGATCAACATGGCTGAGAAACGACACAGGTGGACACCGGAAGAGAAACAGTTCGTGCTCGACGAGATGAACACGCTGCTCGGCTTGCGACTCAACAAGCGTGATGCGAGCTCGAGGGTGGCTGACCAAATGGCCGATGTCTTCGACGCTGACGTGAGCGCGAAGGGCGTGGAAACGATGCACCGTGGACTACTCACCGGGAGGCGCACCGTCGAGGGCAGGCGCATCGGTGGGCGTCGTGGTGGCTGGAAGGCTCACCGATGGTCGAAGGACGACGAGAAGAACGTTGTCGGGGCCGTCGAGAAGCTGATCAAAGAGGGCGAAGGCACCGGGCCGAGCTCTTCGCTTTGGGATCGGGTGTCACACGTGATGGCGTGGCACGGGGCCACCGTCACACCGATGGCGTGCTACCAGCGCTGGCGCCAGTTGGTCCACCCTCCGAAGTCGGAGCCGGAACCGGAGCCCGAGACCGAGCTGGAGCACCAGCCCCGGCTCATGCCGTCGCCGATCCCGCACAAGGACCTGGCGGAGATGAACCAGCCGGTCAACGGGCAGGCAATGTCGCCGGTCACGCTCAGGGACTTCATGCGGGAGATGAACCAGCCGAAGCTGCAGCCCAGGCCGGACCAGATGGAGCTGCTGGGCGCCATCAAGATCATCGAGGGCAAGGCTGACCCGCTGGTCATCTCGCTGCTGGAGGACATCAGGGCTGCGGCGGTCAAGACGAACGGGCTGTTGAAACAACTAGTCGAGGGGCTGACGTGACACAGAAAACACGAGCGGAGATGGTAGCCGGGTCGCCCGTTGGGCGTGCGCTGGCGAGAGCAATCAAGGACGACAACCTGCCGACGATCGACGCGTACGTGACCTCGCTTCAGTTCGGCGCCATGCGGATGACCCCGCGCGAGATCTCCGAGGTCGTGTTCCGGACGACCGGAATCGATGGCCGAGGGTTCGAGGCGATCTGTCAGCGGATCAGGGAGGGGCGATGCATGACCTGAACTGGTGGCTGATCGCTGCCTTCATCTGGGCTGTGGTCGTTTGTGGCCTCGGCGTGATCTCCGAGGTGGGCCCTGATGGGTTGAAGCAGCCCGCGAGGCTGGCCTTCGCTGCGGTGCTTAGTCTCGGAGTAGTAGTGGTCGCCATAGTTGGCTGGCGGGCCGGACGGACGGTCCTACGGGTTTGGCGAAAGGCGACAGGGAGGGGCGATTGATGGGTATCTACCGACCGATCCGATGTGTCTACATCCGGCGCATCCGGTGTCGTCCAGGCAGCACCACTGTCTGCTACGATTGTGCGGAGCGAAACAAACCCGTGCCCGCGGACGAGCCTCCACCTCGACCACCGAAGCCGAAGCCACTTCAGCCTCGGGAGATCCACACGGACGGTTGCCTGATCATCCTGCTGGCGTGGGTGCTGGCTGTGGTCTCGGTGGCGGCCACGATTGCGGGGGCGTTCGTATGACTATCGTCCAGGGCATCATCGACAAGATCAAACCGTACACCCGCGGGGCCGTGGACCGACCCGTCGTGAACAAGAAGACGGGAGTCCCCGTCATGAAGAACGGGCGGGCCATCACGAAGACCGTGCTGACGAAACAGGGCGTCCAGTACAAGGCGAGCCAGGCCCGCCTGGCCGAGCACCTGTTCTTCGCATGGACGGAGGCGAACTCCCCGAAGACGCACCACAGGGCGTGGTCTCGGTTCATGCTCCATCAGGCATCCAGAAAGAAGTCGGCGAACATGTTCGAGGGGCTGCTCCCGGCCACGCGCTTGTCGTTGATCCAGCAGCCGTATCGCTTCGGGCTCGCCGTGTGCGCCCCCCCGGTGAAGTCCGGACCGAACAAAGGCAAGCTCCCGACCAACCGAGGCGACTACGACAACTACGTCAAGGCGTTCCTCGATGCGGCACAGAACTGTTTCCTCGTCCCCGAGGATTCGTTGCGTTGGTACCGTGGCCCGTGCGATGCGAGAGCGGTCGAGGGTGGAAACATCGAGAGCGGTGTGTATGCTTCGACGGACTGGTGGTTTATCTGGAGGTTCGAGCTCGCTGATGATTGCTGGATGGCGTCGCCGGTCGAATGATACGGAGGCCGATATGACGAAGCTGATTTTCGCACTGCTGTTGATGACCAGCGCAACAACGCCCGAGAGGGCAAACGAGGTCCGCCAAATCGGTGCGGCCATCGAGACAATCGCACCTGAGTACGGATTCGATCCGTGGGACTTCGCGGCCGTTGTGGTCAGGGAGTCCCGAGCTCGGTGCGATGTGGTCGGGAAGCTCGGTGAACGAGGTCCGGGTCAAGTCCTGGCGAGGTACGTCGGGAT